ATGCGCACGATTGCGGAAGAATTCAGGGATTCCGACGACGACTGGTTTGGCTTCGCCTCGGCGCAAGACCGAAATGACGGCCACTCGCTGCGGGCGTACCTGTTGCGTTACGCAGACCGCATCCCGGAACACCATGTCGTCGTGAACGTCGAGCTCGTACTACGCACGGAGTATCCGCCCCGCGGCATTCGTCCGCCGTACCTGAGCGTCGTCCACTTCGACCCGGGGCACTCGACAGACTTGCCGCTCACATGGAAGCGCAAGATCGAGGATCTCGACTTCGACCACACGATCACGTACGTCGAATGCGGCTACGACATTTTCGACTCGTTCAGCGACGCGAAGATGGACCTGACGGCGCGCGGGTTCTACCTTGAACCGATCAACTAGCCCTACCGCTCCCGGCACACCGCCAGCGGTCACGTTGGCCGCTCGACCAAGCTCATCCGCCAGTCCGCGCCGAATTCGAACGCCGGGGCCTCAACCATATCTACGCCCCAGAAGTCCGTAAACGGCTTGATGTCCGGCATGGAATACCAGTACGCACGTCCGTCGGCATCCATGGCCCACCAGCGAGCGTTCTTCGGGGCCACTTCCCAGTCGATCTGAGGTTTGTCCATGACAGCCTCCGTCACCCAGACGACGGAAGTCTAGTAGATCAACGTATCGGCGTCAGCGCATCGTAGTCGCGCTCGCACTGCTGGCCGGCGATGCGGGCACGGTCAGCGTACTCTGCCAGTTCGCCCGCGCGCTCGTCAGCGCGGCCGAGCACGTTGGCAAGCAGATCGAGGGCGTCGCCGGTTGCCGGGCCTCCGGCGGCAGCGGCGGGATGGCGGGCGGCGGCGACGAACTGGTCGACGCGCTGCTGCAGGCTGCCAGCGGCAGCACGAGCAGCAAAAGCATCCGCAAGCGCGGCCGTTCGTTGTTGGTTCGCATCTTTCGCAATCTCCGATTGAGCCGCGGTGCGGCGTTGTTCCTCGGCGCGCGCGGCATCCACAGCCTTCGCTTGAGCCATCGCGGCGTCGGCCTTCATGCCGGCGATCTCGCGCGCGCTGATCAGGTGCTCGCCGTAGACGCCGGCGGCGAAGCCGAGCAGCACGGCGAGCACGTACGGCCACACCAGTTTCAGAAGTGTCATTTCCGCTCCTTCGCATGCAGCTGCTTCAACTCGTCCGGCGAGTAGACGAAGCCAGGCAGCAGGAACGCCTGTACGCTCCAGACCGGGTCGCTTTCCTCGTGCCGGCCGTGATCCTTGCCCCGGTGATGGAGCGCGCACAGCAGCAGTTGGTTGTAGGTCGAGTCGACGAATGCCTCCGGCCGGGCCGGGTCGAACGCCTCCCAGTCGAAGCCCTGCGTCAGCTTGATCACGTCCCAGATCGGGTGCTGGCGCGGGATCGGCACGATGCGCCGCAGCTTGTGGCTGAACATCGTGTCGCACTTGTTGATCGCGACCTCGCGGATCCACTTCCAGTCGATCGCGTGCGAGAACGCCCACTCGAAGAACCGATGGTGCGACTCGACCGCCTGGTCGTCGCCGCAGACCGCGCAGACGTAGCCGCCGGCCGCCTTCATCGCGCGCTTGCTCGCGCGGAACGTCGGCGACCCGGTGCGCGGCTCGTGGTCGGGATAGAAGACGTCCTCGGCGAGCGTGCGGTGCGTTTCGTGCGTTTTCGTGGTCGTCATAGGCCGCGCTCGCACAGTCCGCGCTCTTCCGCGCGGCGTTTCACCAGGCCGGGCAGCACACGGCCGCCGGCCGTCACCCACTGCGGCCGCCCGTTGTCCGATTCATTCATCGCTCGGCACGCGCCCTTCCAGTCTCCAGCGTTGAACCGCTTCGCCGTCGTGCTGCCGCAGTACGCGCCCGTGCCGACGTTGTAGGCGAAGCTCACCGCGGCCGCGAGCTGGTACGTGTGCCCCTTCAGGACCGGCGTGCATTTCAGAACCGGCTCGGCGTGCTCGATCAGCCGCTGTTCGAGCCGCGTGCGACACTCGTCGAGCGTGAAGCGTTGGCCAGCGCGCACGTCCTTCGTGTCGCCGTAGCACGCCGTGATGATGCCGATCGGGTCCGGCCGCGCGACGAGCTCGAGCCCCTCGAACTTCGGGACCATGGAAAAAAGAAGGGCTGCCGCAGCAGCCCCCACAACACCAGCCAGTGTCTTCTTCGGTACGTTAGCCATCGAGCAATGCCCTCTTCCCTTTGTTCTTGACCAGGTAGTACGCCTGCAGCCCGATGTACGCGATCGTCGCGACGGCTACCCACCAGTTGATGTCGTGGCTTGTCAGCCACAACCAAAAGTTGCTCCCCACTGCCGGCGCCACCTTCGCAGCGCTTGTCGCGAGATCGCTCTTCATCGATTCCCCGAAATGGAAAAAGCCGCCCAAGGGCGGCTTGTTGTAATGTTGCGCTGGAACTGATTCTGGTCAGTCGTTGGTTCGAACGTAGAAGGACAGCAATCGCGTGTCGCCGCTGCCCCTCCACGAAGGACGGAAAGCCTCGGTTGAATGCAGGCTAACGACATCACCGGCCGCGAGGCTCTTCAACTGCAGGGTGCGCGAAGGATGCTCCGCGCTCAACGTAACCCGGGACAATTCTCCGCCCGGACCGTACGCAACGATCGTCTGCGTGCCGGCTTCGTCGTGCAGCGGCATGCTTACGACGTCGAGCGCTACGTCCGGCATATCGCGCGACGCGGTCAGTTCGCCGGCTGGTCCGCACCACCTGAATCCGCCTTCATTCGGGTAGAAGCCGAGCCCAAATTTCACGGCTGCCTCACCGCCCAGCGAGACGCCATTATGTTGCAGCCGATGGGGAAATATTACGTCGAGTCGTCCGGGTTGCCTCGCGCAAATCGCGAGGTTCATTTGGTTTGCACCGGATATCGTCGCCTGCCCGAGGTGCGCGGTAGCCGGGTCGTGTGGCGAAAACCAGCCATTGATCGAGCCAACGAATTCGCGCTCGGAAAGGCCTACAAGATCCAATGCATTTTCCAATTCCCAACGCGCATAGGGACGTTCCAGCGTGTCGAACTCTCGCATCACCTGCATGTACTCGTCTTTGATGCCGGCAACTCGATTTTCGAATTCAATCAGGACAATTATCCCGTCTGGAGATAGCCCTTCTACTAGATGTTCGAGCGCCTTAACTGGATCGACAAAATGGTGGAGGCAGGATTCGAGCCAAATAATATCGAAGGTGCCTTTGAGATGATCGGGCAGGCGTGTCGTTTCAATATCGAGGATTTGAAACCGCGAGATCGCATCAGACGGAGTCACCCTGAGCGACGGGTCGGTGGCTAGGCGGCTGCGTGCAAGATCGATAAAGTCGCTCGATATATCGATCCCGTACGTCCAATACCCGAGCTTGCTAAGATAATGAGAAACCCACCCGCCCCCGCACGCAACGTCTAACACACGCGACCCGAGGCGCGGTTTGAGAAGCGCCAAAGCATTGGCGAAATTGTTCAGATAGTGCACGCACTCAACAATGGCAGGCGTCGGGTCGACACTTCCTACAACCCGGAATGGCTTGTTGGCGGAATATATCTCGATCTCTTCCCGCCCCATCTTCTCAAAGCAGCTCGCGACATATTTTTCCGCGCCGGCCTTCCAATCTACCCCTGCCGGAATCTCACGATTCATCAACGCAACCAACTCGTCCTTGCCAAGCATTGCGGCCCCCTCGGTTTTTGTTGGCGAGAAGAGTAGCATGACTCTCAGGGGGCTGAAAACTCGCCGTTTAAATATGTCCACCAGCACGCTGGCGTTGGGGAAAGCCCGGTTACATCCACCATCTGCTTGACGATTTCGGGGGTGAAGCGGTCCTCGATAGGCACTTCATTTCCGAGATCGTCAGTCACCGGCTCGATGATCTCGACGACTACGTCATCGTCTACACGCGCGTAAATCTTCATCATGCATACTCCCTAACGATGACCAATCCGCCCGCTCCGTTGCCGCCTGCCGCCGGACTGGCCGCATTCTGCGTCAACGAGCCGCCGCTGCCTCCGGCCCCGTACGATGTTGCCGAGCTGCCACCTGAGTTATTGCTAACCGGAAACGCCCCCTCGCCGTACATCGACCCACCGCCTTTCCCGCTGACCGGCACGAGGGCATAAAAGGCGGATTGCCCCATACCCCCGACGCCGTTGATCGTGCCTCCCGAACCGCCTCCGCCCGCCGAACCGCCGTTCAACGAGTTCGTGGTACTCGAAGCGGCCGCACCGAGCGTCCCTCCAACACCCCCTGTCGCCGAAACCAGTGGACCGAATGACGACGAGCCGCCGCTTGTACCTGCCGCGCCGGCAGGCGCCGTGCCACCTGCACCGACCGTCACGGTCACGCCGGAGAAGCCCCCCATGATGCGCTTTCGTGCATAGCCTCCTGCACCGCCGCCGCCGCCCGCGGAAACCTGGTTTGCCCCGGTAGACGCCGCGCCGCCGCCTCCCCCCCCACCGCCCAGCACCTCGACCTCGATCGACGTCGTCAATGCGAGGGGTGTGTACGTTGAACTCGCATTCGCGAACGCCGCTCCATCGACCGACGATTGAAGCACACCACCGGAATTGATGTAGACCGTCGTCCGGAGCAGGCGTCCTGTAGCCTGGCCGAGCTGCAGCGCATGCTGCAACTGTGTCGCCGGCGCGACCTGCTGCGCCCCCCCGATGCATTCGAACAACACCCAGCAGAGCGCTCCACCATTGAGCAGCGGCCCAACATACGAAACCAGCGTCGCGATCCCGTTCGCCGGCATCTCGCCGCCCTGTAGCGCGGCGCCGCCGAGGCCAAAAATCGGTCGCGCGGCAAGACCGTCCGGCGCGTACGTCGACGCTCCCGTGTTGCTCGTCTTCACGCTGATCGTTTGCACGACGCCGCTCACCGTTGGCAGGCTGGTCATGGGGACCGGGTTGGCAGCAGCACACGCGTTCGCCGCACCGGTATCCGTGAGGATGACGCGCTGCTTCGATGCGGCATTCACGGCCTTCGTGAAATTGGCGAGCAGCGTAGGCGTGGTCCCGTCGTCGACTGCGGCCTGTCCGGTCTGCGCGACGATGAACTGCGCGATCACTGCAGACATGATGCTCGACTGGCGCCAAACCTTGTTGAGTTGCTGAGATTGCGCCGTGCCGGACACGAAGCCCGTCGTGAGCGCCGTGAGCGCACTGTACGTAGCCTGATCGACAACATTCGCACCCGGGCCGGTCGCGAACGGCAGGAAGTCGTTCTGAATGGTGGGCATTGATGCTCCAGAAATGAAAAAGCCGCCCGAAGGCGGCTTGCAATGCGCGAGAAATGTCGTCCGTTACAGAGTGGTTCCCCAGACACCGGCGTCGAATCCGGCGACCAGGTCGGAGTCCATGTCGAACCCGAAAAGTGGTGATCCGTCGACTGATGTGACAACGGTGTACGCGACGCGGACCCCCTCCGGCTTCAGCGGGATATAGCCTCCCGCGAGCAGCGCGAGGAACACGGCCGACGGCACCTTGCCCGCGATCCCGATCGTCATCGACATGTCCTGGTGGTCCTCGATGAACACGTGCGTGTCCGCGTCGAAGATGCTGTTCAGGATCGCGGCGCTGGATTCGAGCGTCCCGTCCCAGTGATTCGCGCCGATCTTCGCGCGGATGACGAGCCGATACGTGTCGTCGTCGAGCACCGTGAGGCCGGTGTCCGGGTCGAACGGCCCCTTCCAGATGCCCTGATCGAATCCGAGACCAGCGACATCGAACGAGAAGTAGATGCCGGACAGCGGCGTGCGGATCTTCCGCGACACGCCGACCCAGACGCCGACGTCGTCGAGCTGCACACCGACCGCGTTATCGAGGTCGAACTTTCCCGGCATGCTCTGCAGCACGTTCATCTGATCGACGAGCGGCTGCACGAGCGCGCCGAGCACCGCCGAAAACCGAGGCAGGTCGCGGTGCTCGGACGTGATCAGCGCTGTGTAGTCGGTCAGCTCGGCCATCAGGTCACCACCAGAATCACGTTCGCAGGCGTGCACGACGCCGCTTCGTTGAACAGCAGCGCGACGTCCGGCGCGCCGGCGCCGCGCGGGCCGGTAAGCGCCAGCCCCGACAGCTTGAACGTGACGCCGCCGCCCACGCCATTCGCCGCGGTCAGAGCGTCACCCCATTCGACGCTGCCGGACAGGCCACCGCCAATCTGCACGCCGTTGATGTAATCCGACACGGCTTGCTGGATCTGCTGGCCGGCCTGGCTGGTGTAGCCGGTGAGCGCCTTCAGAGTGACCGTCGCGGTGATCGGCGCGGCCACCGGCCGGAAGAACCTGATTGTGATCGGACGACCGTAGATGTCCGTGACGATGACGGCGGTCGTACCGTAGGTCCCGGACCCCGGCGTCTTCTTTGCCGCGATCGCGTTCGCGATGGCAGTCGCGTCGCCGCCCTCGACGACCAGAGAAATCGAGTGCGACGGGATGCCGTTCGCGTCGGTCACGCTGGTGTCGTTTTCGTAGGCGACATACCGGGTGACGCCCGGGACATTCGCCACTGCGCCAATGATGCCGTCGAGCACCGTGAGCGACGGCAGCGCCGTCGACACCGTCTGCCGCTGCCGCAGCACCGGGTCTTTCTCGACGGGCGCGCCCTCGGCGGCATCCGCCGGGTTCGTCACCGACTGCCAGCCGAGCGCCGGCGTCGCGATCTGGTTGATGGTGCCCGCGCGCGCGGAGACATCGCCGATCGTCGCGCATGTAGCCGTGACGGTGATCGTGCCGCTCGGCGGGATCGTCACCGTAGCCGGCAGCATCCACTGCACGCCGTTGGTATCCTTCGCCGCGCCGTTCGTGATCGTCTTTCCAGCCTGCCCGACCAGCACCAGGTCGGCGCTCGAGTACGACGCGACCTTGCGCGCGATGCCGTTGATCTTGACGTTGCTCGACAGCGCGTCGCCCTGCGCCGTGGCCGGGCTGAACGACCGGTAGATCGCGATCGCGACCGAGTTGACGTCGCTGATCGCCTTCGCGAACACGCCGAGCAGCTGGCCGTCCTGGCTGTCCGGCTCCAGGTATGTGTCGGCGCCGTAGATCGAGCGGTACTTGTCCTGCAGAAACGCGAACACGTCTGCGTACGTCGGCGCGGTGATGCCGTTCGCGTCGATGGTGGGTGCGAGAGTCGTGAGAGTCACAATGTCGCCTGTACCGTGGTGGTGCCGTAGATGGTGTTGATTGTCGCGGTGACGGTCAGCACGCGCGTCGCGGGATCTGCCGTGCTCGAGTAGCTGACCAGCTCGGTAACGCCTTGTGTGCCGAGGATGCACTGGCGGATCGCAGCGTCGTACTTACCGCTTGTGTACTTCCCGAGCACGTCGGTGGCCCACGGCATGCCGGCCGTCGTGTCAAGGAACCATTCGCCGCGCAGCAGGCGCAGGCGTGTCAGCACGGCCTGCGCGACCGTCTCCGGCGTGTTAACAAGGAAGTCGGCCGCGCCCCCACCGAGGACATAGTCGCCGTCAGCGTCGAGTTTTCGGTATCGCATGGAGCCCCAGAAACGAAAAACCCGGCTCGGGGCCGGGTCAGTTGAGCAGCGAAGGCTGCATCTGGCTTTCGAGTAGCTCGCGCTCGGCATCGAGGCCGGGCAGCTCCCGCTTTCGGGCCAGCATCAGGTGCGAGCCGAACGAGGCACGCACCTTCGATTCCACCTCGCGCGCGATCAGCGCCTGCATCTGCTGCCAGAGAGTCTGCTCTCGGCGGCCGAGTTCGTCGCGCATCCGGAAGAACTCCTTCACCAGCGCGATCTTGAAGGCGATCACCTTCGGCGAGTTGCGCATGAACGTGATCAGGAGCGTTGCCTGATGCTCGTTCAGCATCGCGTACTCGGTCGGCGAGCCTCGGCGGTTAAGCCTCATTTCAAATTGCACTTTCCCGAACTCCTCGAAGCTGTCGAGGTAGCTTCGGATCAGCTGCATCATGCCGCGGTGCCCTTGCCCTACGCCATTCGCGATGATCTCGGACGACGCGCGTGCCTCGCCATCCACCGGCACCACCAGGGGAAACGGAAAATCTTTCACTGGAACCTCCTGCAGATCCCTGGGTGTGAGGGACTGCGGAAACGCGCCCAGGACGCGCGCTTTCGGCTGGCCGGCCTATCCGCAGTCTTGAAACAAAAAACCCCGCGCGAGGCGGGGTTCGGTAGATGGTTTCGGGTGATCAGTTGACCGGGCCGGTGTTGCCGCCCTGCGGATCGGAGTGCGTGTGCGTGTCGTCGACGCGCTTGCCGTTCGCGAAGACCTGACCGATGTACTGGATCACGCCGTTGAACACCGCGGCGGCACCGCTCGCGGCGCTGCCCACCATGCCACCCACGAACGTCAGCAGGCCGGTGATCGTCACGGCCGCCGAGAACGTGGACAGCGGAGCGACCACGTCGAAGCCGCCCGGCGCCACGATCTTCACCTTCTGCAGCGCAGGGTTCAGGTCGATGTACGTCGCGCCGTCGTCGCTGCGCAGCTGCGTCGAGGTGCCGCTGACGCCAACGAGCGCGCGCGGCCGCGATCGAAAGCCGAGCAGCGCAAACCCGTCCGACAGGTCATGCATACGCAGCTCGGCCTGCTCCTGCACGCCGCCCGACTGCCACCACGCGTCGATGCAGCGTGAGGCGAACACGACGAGGCACTCGTCGCCGGGCGCCACCGGAAACGTCAACGTACAATTTCCGCCAGCGGGGAACTGGACCGGGCAATCGACCAGCAACGGCAGAGCGACGCTCTGGATAGTGCCGTCGATGCTGCGCACCTGCGCCTTGATGGCCGGCTGGACGCTGCACGTCGGCGGCCGGTCGGCGGCGCTTTCGAACGACTGGATAATTCCGGGCATCGCCGTCCAGATGCCCGCGCGCACGCCGTCGAACGCCTCACGCAGGGCGACCTCCGGGTCGCCCACCCTTTCACGTCGATCCATGGGATGAAAATGAAAAAACTACTGTTGACCGCCGCGCTGCTCGCGCCGCTCTCCGCCGTCGCTGACGACGCCTACGTCTACCCGTTCGCCGGCATGAAGGTCGGCGTGACAGTCGATAACCAGTTCCCGACGATCCTGTACACCGCGCAGAAGTGCGACTTGCCGCTCGCGAACGCGAAGAACATGCGGCGCTACGAGTCCTACCGCGGCGTGTGGGACATCGGCTGCTGGGGCGAAACGATCGACGGCGACGCCGTGATCATCGTGCCGAAGATGCCGACGAAGTCGGTCCCCCTCAACACGCTGGCGCGAGCCGACGTGAGTAGCTACGTGAACTGGGCCAGAATGACGATCAAGGCCCTCCCGACGTACGGCCGCTAGCCGTATTTCTTGATCACGTTCGCGGATGGGACTGCGGCCTTGTCCTTGAACGAGTCAGGCAGCACCGTGACGTCGGCCGCCAGGCAGGTCACATTCGTGTGCCACTCTTCGCCGCGCGTATCGCCACTGACCTCCGCGAGCATCACGTAGTAGAAGCCGTCGTCCTGCAGCTTCGCCTGCATCTCGATCCGCTCGTTCTCGGCCTGCTGGCCGACGTTCAGGCTGTACTCGTACTGCTGGATGCTCGCGTTGTCGAGCCAGATCAGCCGGCCGATCTTCACGCTCGGGTTCAGCAGCATCTTCACTTCGATGCCGTTGGCGGTCTGCTGCGGCAGCCCGACCATGCCGGTCGCCGACGTGATCACCGGAATATCGCCGGGCATGTACGCCGTCTCCGGCACCATCACCACCTTGCCGTCCTGGATGCTCCAGACCGTCTGCGTCGTCTTCGCGATCCCGCGCAGGAAATCGCGCGCCATCCCGAACATCACCTTCCCGCGCGGCAGCGGATTCGACGTCACCTGCGGCATGTAGCCGAGCGACACGCCGTACGGGTTCATCGCCGCCGTAGCCACGGACACATGATCAGTCGCGACCGAGCCGGCCGCAAGCGTCGTGTTGACCACGGCGAAGTTGTACGCGGAGTCGCCGTCCGCCGCGGTGATGTCGAGGAACGTGTCGGTCTGGCTCTCGCGGCCGCGTCGCACCTGCTTGATCTGGCCGTCGAAGATGATCCCGTAGTTACCCTCGTAGCCGGCCTGCAGCACGACGCGCGTGAACTCCTTCCGCGCGCGCCGCGCCGTCGTCGCGGACACGTTGTAGACGCGGATCCGCGCCTGGTTCGGCGTTTGCAGATCGCCACGCTGAACGCGGAACACGATCCGCAGCTCGGACAGGTCGAGTGCCTCGCCGCTGTCGAACCCGATGATCAGCGATACCTTCCGGCCGAACTGCTCAACGCTCATTGGTCCGTCACCCAGAAAACATGCGATCCGATGCCCAGATCCTCGTACGTCGGAACGTCGTCAGGATCAGCGGCGCCCTGCACCCATAGCCGGCCTTGAAAGCCCAGGTGCTTGTACTGGCCGAGCAGGTCGATGCCGGTGACCAGCGGGATGCCGGACACCAGCGGGTTATCCGAGGCGTCCGCGATGTCGAGCACCCAGCCCGCGCCGCCGGCCTTGCGATACTGGACGGTCAGGCGATAGTCGGTCCCGCTCAGCGTCACGGTGAAGCGCTCCGGGCGCGGCGAAAACGGAATCTCGAAGAAGCTCGGCATCACATACTCCCCGGCGGCACTGCGCCGCCCGGCGCCGGCGTCGCAGGCACGGCGGCCTTCGCGCCGCCGTTGCCGGTCTCGGCCGTCGATGCCGGATCGGCCTGGTTCTCGCGCGGCGGCAACTTCGTCACCTGCGTCGACACGATGCGGATCTGCTTGAGCGTCGCCGTCAGGATCAGCGCGCTCGACGTCTTCGCGTCAACCGTGAGCCGCAGCCCCTGCAGAAGCATGTTCTGGTAGGTGCGGCGGCTCGTCGTGACGTCGAACGGCGTGCGTGCCTGCTGCAGCGCCAGCAGCTGCGAGTAGATCGCGTTGACGTACTGCGCCGACGGCAGACCGCCGCCGTCGAACGTCGCCTCCGCCGCGCCGAGCAGCGCTTCGTAGTCGGCGTTGCTCCACCCGCAGCGCATCACGAGATCCGGCTGACGCTTGAACGCGTGATCGGTGATCTGTGCGCCTTGCTCGACCGGATGCTCGGTGATCGTCAGTTCGTCGTTGTAGACCTCTTCGATCGCGACCTGCACCGTGATGCTGCCGATCTTCTTCGGCGAGATCATGATCATGTCGAGGATCACGCGATCACCCCCTGTAGATTGCGCACCATGTCTGCGTTCACCGCGCGCTGCTCGCGCTCGACCACGCGACCGGCCGCCGAAGCGTCGCCCGCGCCGGTCACGTGGATCTGCGTGGACTGGTGCAGCTCGACCTTCGCGGGGCCGCCGCGCGCCGCCGACTGCGCGGCCAGCGCGCCGGCCGGCTGGTAGGTCGCGCGCGTGTTGCGCAACGCGGCTTCCATCTCTGCCACCGTGATGCTCGCGCGGTTGTTGCCCTTGCCGGCGTAGTAGCTGCGGCCCGTGTCCGGATCGGCGACGCTGGCCCACTCGCGCGACGCCGCGCGTAGCGCGCCGCGCAGATCGTCGCTTCGCCCTTCGACGTAGTCGGCGATCGCGCGGCGCTTGTTGCGCACGAGGTACTGCTCGAAGATCCGGTCCTGCAGCTTGCGGTCGAACATCTCGTCGCCGTTCAGCTTCAACCCGCGCGCCGCCTCCGCCAGGGTGCTACCGATGATCTGGTAGCGGCCGGCGGCATTGAACTGCCCGGCGCGCTGCGCCGCCATGACCTGCGCCAGCGTCATGCCTTCGAGGTTCTCTGTGCCGGAGCGGTATCCACCGCGCGCGCCGCGGTTGACGCTGTTGTAGTCGCCCTCGCCGCGCGCGATCAGCTGGCCGAATGCAGTGTCGGCGAGACGCGACATCGCGCCGGCCAGGCCGGCCGATGCGGCGGGTACAGCGGGCGCGGCAGGCGACGGTGCAGGAGCAGCGCCGCGCGGCGACGCCAACTTCGCGCCACCGCCGCCGTCCTTCCGCACACTATCGAGCTCGGCCTGCGTGTAGCCGCCGGTCGCGTCGAGCCCGCGCCGATCCTTCCCGGTCAGCACATCCCAGATCGAGCGGAACCGGCCGCCGGACGCCTTTGAAATCCAACCGTCGACGGAGTCGCGCAACGCATCGCCAATCTTCCAGCCCGCGAATGCGGCACCGACTGCGGCTGCCGCTGTCGCGAGACTTCCGAGCACCGTCAGCAGGCCGCCGCCGGCGGCAGTAGCCGTACTCGTGGCTGCGCCTGCGGCGCGCAGTGCGCCGGCCATCTTCAGAATGCCGCCAGCGATCTTGAATACGCCCAGCGCCTTCAGCGCCACCCCGAGCAGCAGGATCTTCGTCGACCAGCCGTCGGTGTCACGATCGAGCTCGACGAACTTGTCGGCAAGCCAGGCCAGCGGCGGCCCCATCGCTGCGGCCGCCTTCACGACCGCGTTCGCGATGTCGGTGATCCGGTTGGCGATCTCGTCGCCGTGCGCGTCCATCCAACGTTGAAACCGATCGAGACTGGGCCCGACCTTCTGCAGCATCGCGCCCTCGACGCGAATGCCGAGGTTCTCGAACGACGTGCCAAGCCCGCGCAGCTGCGTCATGAAGCGGTGCGAGTCGTCAGCCGCCTTGTCCAGGCCGGTCGTCTTCGACATCTCGCGGTACTGCGCCAGGAGCTTCTCGAAGTCCCCGTTGCGCATCGCGAGCATCAGGTTCTCGTCGATGCCGAGAATGTTGCCGTACTGGCTCGCCAGCCACGTCGGCTTGCTCGCCAGCGACTTCCCGAGGTCGGACATGATGTCGACCGTGTCGCGCAGCTCGCCGTTCGCGTTGCGCGTCTGCACGCCGAGTGTCGCGAGGTAGCCTTCGCCGGCCGGGTTGTTGCGCAGGAAGCGCGCGAGGTTTTCGATCGTGCCGGTGGCCGCCTCGGCCGAAACGCCCATGTTCCGCGCGGCGAACTCGAAGCCGCGTAGGTTGGTCGCCGACGCGCCGGTGCGCTGCGACACGAAGTACAGGCGCTCGAGCTTCGAGGCGAATGCCGCGACGCCGGCGCTCACCGTGAGCGCGGCGCCGGACACCGTGGCGATCAGTTGCTTGACGCCCTTCGTCGTGCCTTCGACGCCTTCCTTGAAGTTCTTCAGGCCCTTCTCGTCGACCTTGAAGCCGAGCGCGACCAGGAACTCGCGGATGACGACCGAATCAGCCATTTTCTCTTTCCATCTTGCGGCGGTACGCCGCTTCGTTATCTGCCTGGACTGCGATCGCGTCGTTCATCAGCGCGACGTCGTCGAGCCCAAGCGTGCCGTCCAGCAGCGACTCGTACTTGCACCAGCCGCGCGATACAGGCGCGAGCAGCCAGTCCTCGCCGCCGGGCAGTGTGCGGATCCAGCCTACGTCGCCGCCGGGCTGCTCGCTTGGCTGGTAAGCAGCCCGCTGATAAAAGGGCCGAGGTTCGCCACCACGACGCGCACGACCAACGGCAGCATCACGTCAATGCCGATGTCATCGAACATCGACGTCTTGTGCGCGAGGTTCCAGACCTTCGCCCAGCCGGCGCCCTGCCAACGCTCGACAACGGACAGGCATGTGCCGAAAACGTATTCAGCGTCCTCGTCCTTCAGGCCGGCCAGCGCGTCGGCGAACGGTTGCAGCACCGGTGCGATCGCATCGACCATCGACAGCAGCTCGCGCGAGCGGTCGGCCGCGGGTGCCGGCGCCGCGGTGGCCGACGCTTCCGCGCCTTCCGCCCGTTCGGCCAGCGCCGCGAGCGCTGCGTTCGTGCGCTCCTGCTCGCGCGCGACGTTGGCCTGCTCGAGCTCGGCGTAGAACTTCATCAGCACCGGGATCATCGGAGGGATGATCGGCGCGATGCGACGCGACACGTGGAACTGCTGCATCGCGTTCAGCTTGCCGATCGCGTACCGCACGCCGTTCAGTTTGAGTTCGGTCGTCATGCTCAGTACGTCCCGAGGATGTTGTCGATCTTAATCGCGTCGAAGACCCATTCGACGGTGTCGCCATCCTTCGCATACTTCAGGTCGGGAGCCTTCTTGAACGCGCAGCTGCGTGCGGTCATCACGTCGCCCGCTGCCGTCTGCCGAACCTCGATCAGATTCTTGCCCCACAGGCGGCTGTCGAGCGACTGCGCGTCGTACAGCGCCATCAACTTCGCATTGATCGGCGCGGTCTTCAGGTAGCGCAGCGTGACCTGCCCCGACTTGTCGGCATGCAGACTGTGCATACCCTCGCCATCCGAGCCGACGGTCATCGTGTTCTTGTCGCCCGCGCGCACGATCGTGATGCCTTCTTCCGCGGTCGCTTCACCGTAGCCGAGCGAGAAGGCCCCGCCCGGGCCGACGATCGTCGCCGCGACGTCCTGAAAGCTATAAGTGCTCATAGTGATTTGCCCCTGTTACCGATTGACCGTGACCAGCACATCGACGCTGTGAATCGCCCCGGCTTCCTTCGCAGCGATCTGGAACGGCACTGCCTTCCGTGCCTCGCGATCTGCCTGCGACTGCGTTGCGATCTGCGGCACGTAGATGTAGTAGCCCGTCGCGAGCGTGTCGCCCTTCGAGATCGCCCCGAAGCCATCTGAATTCCAGACGCCCGGCGCCAGATACCCGTTGGTCACTGCCGCTTCGCAACCAGTCGCGAGCACTGCAGCCAGGCGTGCGTTTCCGGGATCCGTTTGAGGGATCTTCGTCGGGCTTTGATAGAGGTCGTTGTACAGATCCGTCTGCAGACGATTGCGGAACCAGATCGCGTTGTAGACCGAGTCAGCATAGATGCCGCTCGGCGTCACGCCGTACTGAATGATCGACGTGTCGTTGCTGTAGTCCACGAACACATTGCAGTTCTTCGCCTGCAGCGCGTTCGCTTGCGTGGTGCCCAGATCTTCGGCAGCGACGCTCGGCTCCTGCTTGAACATCAGCGTGATCGTCGTGTTGTTGCCGTCGAAGTTCACCGTCAACAGCCGCCCGAGCAGCGACGACACCGCGTACGGCGACGCGCTCGAATACTGCACGATCGTGTACTTCAGCTTCAGAGCCTTCAGCTTGCTCGCGATGTCGGTCGAGACGGTCGGGTCGAGAACCTGAGGATTCTGCGTGGTGATGCCATACAGGTGGGCCTGATCGGCCTCGATGAGGTTCGCGACAGCGATATGCTGGTCGTCTGTAATCGACGCGTCGGCGAAGTCGAGGCCGAGGAACTTGTTCGAGAAGCGGTCGAGGAACAGCGCGGCCGCGTCGACGGGCTGCTCGGGCGCGATGCCGTCCGCCGGCACGCCGGCGAGGCTGCTCGTCAGACCGAGCATCGCGGAGATGTCGGTGCCAGCCCCCGGCGCCGTCGCATAGCCGACCTTCGAATTCGTGCCGGTCGTGTTCGACGTCACGACGAACTGCGAACCGGTCCACGCGATTGTCGCGCCCGTCAGCTTGGCGTTGATCACCGTCGCCACGCCGTTCAGGTTCGTCTGCGCCGAGAAGTCGAGGCCGGTGACCGACTTCGCCACGCCGTCGATCGTGATGCTGAACGCGCCGGTCGTGACCGCATCCCACAGCGCGATGTCCTTCTGCGCGGCCGACAGCACGCCGCCGCGCAGCGAGCCGGCCGTCGCCGTCTTCGCCCACCGCCCGATCATGATCTGTTGCGGCCGCGGCACCTGGTTGAACGCGAGAGCCGCCGCGTAGTACTCCGGCGTGTTGGTGCCGTAGTCGGCCGTCACCTCGTCGATGCCACCGTACGAGCGCGCTCGCTCGTTGGTGTCGATGACAGCCGACGGGCCGAGAATCAGCAAAGTGTTCAAATTCGCGCCCTGCGCCGCCAGCGCGGCGAGGTTGATCGTCACGTTGATCAGACGCGATACCGGCAATCCGTTGGACATGCTGGTCCCCTACGAGTGGATGTTCGAAACGCCGGCCACGGGCGTCGACGAGTCAGTCGTCGTCGCCACGGTGGCCGATTTGAGGTTGAGGACCGCGTAGGTCCGGGTGATCTTGCGGCGCAGCGTCACGGTCATGTCGTAGCGCCGCACCCACTGCTGATTGACCAGGTCGGGCGCCGGGCGGATCGCGCTGACGCCGACGAACGCCATGTCCTGCAGTTGGAGCTGCTCGCAGTTCTGCGGGATCGCCAACCCGTCGGCGAGCCGCTGCGCGTAGCCCTTCGCGCGCGGGCCGTAGAACGTGCACATGACGTCGATGTCCTGATGCCGGATGTACGTGTCGTGCCCGTCGTCGGTGCCGTCGTGCTGGATTGCCGGCCCGGCGTCCGGCTCCTGCTCCTGGACGCCGAACGCGCACCAGTCGACGGACGGCTCCGGCTGCTTCGGTACGGTCGGCTGCCAGCGCGGCCGCACCAGGTCAGGCGGCAGAGCCGCGATGCCCGCGATCAGGTCGTGGACCAGATCGTCGAGGTCATCGTCCTCGGCCGGCGGCGCATCGACGGATGGCGCTAGGTATCCGCCGGTCGAGCTGTCGTTCATGGGGTCATCCCGAGAGAGGCTTCAGGTCGCACGTCGCGCAGACGAAGCCGCGGCCGAAGTGCGAGTAGTCGTTCACGTTCACGACCGTGTAGGTGCGGCCCGCCCACACGACCTCGTCGGCGTCGTGGCCGGCGCCGCCGTCCATCAGCCGGAACATCGTGTGCAGCGTGATCGAGCCGATGATTCGGCTGCCGTCCGCGTTGCGGTGCAGGATGTCGCCCTTGTCGCTGGTCACGACGGCGGCGAACGGCGTCGATGCCGCGGTGTTCTGTGCGCGACCGTGGCCGTCGACCGTTTGCGTCATGCGAATGCAGATCAGGCCCGTGTCCATGAAATCCGGGTCGAGCAGGACGTCGGTAACGTCGAGGAAGGCCATTGCGCGGGCGCCAACGAAAAAGGGCCGCACGCGGCGGCCCATGGATCGGGGAGACTGGAATCTACTTCTTGCGGACCACGTACGTGATCGCGTTTCGATACTGAGCGGTGTCTACCAGCGTGTTCTCACGCGTGACGCCGCGGCGCCGGCGCGCGGCCAGCGTCGAGTCAGCGAGTTTGGGAGCGATGTTGCTGTTGATCTTCGCGCGCACGCCGTTTTGCCCGGCAAGACCTGCCAGCTTTAGCCGGCGCTCGACCTGTTCGAGATCGCCGTCGAGCGCCGCTTCGACACCCTTCTGAAGTTGCGGTTCGAACTTCGGCCGCGCGTCCTGCACGCCGGGCACCAGGTGCGGGCGCGCCGGTATGTTGTTGGCCGGTGAGCCGTTTTCCATGATGTAGCCGATCTCGGCGTTGCTGAGCGGCTCGCCTTCGTTCTTCCGTCCGGCGGTGCTGTCGGGCACGCCGACGAGCACCTCCTTTCGCACGAGCCCGCTGATCGACTTCAGCACCTCGTCGAGGCGGTCGATTTTCATGCCGTCCATGGGATACTCCCGATGGGCGGCGGCAGCGTTACAGCTGAATGCCGCCCGTGCCCATCATCTGCGCCAGGCTGAGATAGCGGACGCCGTACATCGTGGCGTTCCAGAAACCGCCGTCCTTGATCGCGACGGCCGCGGTGTCGTAGCTCGCGCTCACCTTGTCGACGGACTTCGAGGACTGCGGCCCGGTCACCTGCCCGGGCACGCCGCCGACTGCGGCCGTCTTCTGGTCCTTCAGCGCGAGCGCGAGGTGGTGCGCGGTGACGAGCGCGATACCCAGATCGGTCAGCTCGCCCCACCGGTCAGCGTTGACGAGCGACACCGCGACGGTCATCCAGAACTGGACGAGCGAGTCGGGGTACGTCGTCGTATCGTCGAACTCGGGGAACGACTGTCGGAACTGGGCGATATCCACGTGTCACCTTGCCAAAATTCGGATGCCCGGCGCGCGCCTGCATGGCGCGGCGCCGGGAGGCCATTATGCCTTCTTCCCGCTGCCGGACTTCTGGGTCGCACCTTCCGCTGCGCCATCCTTCGCGGCCGCCGTGGCGTCCTTCTGGGCTGCCTCGAAGGCCGCGACCCGCGCGGCGAGATCCTGCTCGCTCGCCGCAACTGCTGCTTCGCGCGTGTCGAGCGCCGCGGCGCGGTCGTCCAGCCCCTTGCCGAACGTATCGAGCTCGGTGCGCAGCTTTTCGAGGCGATCCGACTCGGCCTGCAGATCGGCCTTCGCTGCTGCCAGCGCGACAGCCTGATCCGCCTCGCCGTCTTGCGAGCCGCCCGAATCGGCGGATTTCTCCGGTAGCGCGCCCGTGTGCGCCTTCGCGTACCAGTGGTCGGCGATGAAGTCCTCGACCTCCTGCACGCCGGCCTCGACGCGGCGGATGACTTCCTCGCCCTCGTGGGCCAGCCGGATCGTGAACGCCGTCAGAACGTTGATCTTCGCCATGTCAGATCCCGTCCCGGTAAGCGGCCGTCGTGCCGTAGCGCCACTCGACCTGACCGATCCGCGACCAGTAGGTCGTGATCTGGTAGAGCGAGCGGTACTCGAGCGGCGTACGCTGCAGGTCCGTCATCGGGAACTGGACGTACTTCTTGTCGCTGTTGTACGCGACCATCCGGTCGACGGTATTGAGCTGACCCTGCGTGCCGCCCGCGCCGGCGCCGATCAGCCACTTCAGCTCGAGGATCTCCAGCGGCGTGCCCTGCTGCGTGCAGATGTTGTTCTCGAGCAGATAGGTCAGGATCGACTTGCTGCCGGCATTGCTGATGATGCGCGATGCGATACCACCGAGCGTGGCCGGCGGAAGCATCAGGCGATTGGGCTTCACCTTCCAGCCGGTGGCCTGCCACGCCGACGTCAGGATTTCATTGACGTCCTTCAGGATTTCGTCCGGCGTCTTCGTGTTCCACTGCGGTGTGCCGGCCGCACCGTTCGCAACGTTCGAAACGCTGCCGACGGCGCCGATCGAGTTCACCAGGCCGGTGAAGTTCAGTTGCGGATCGCCGTAGTAGACGATCTGGTCGAGGTCCATGTTGCGCTTCATGTTCATGGCTTCGACTTTCTGGGAGTCGATCGGCATGCCGAGCGCCTGGGACTTCACGAGCTCGGGCACCGTGTACTTGACCTCGGCACCCCACAGACGCATCGGCTGCGGCGTCTTGCCGATGTCGACCGACGGGCCAGCGATCGCGTTGCCCTCGTTCGAGATCCAGTTCAGGCCGTTCGGGTTGATGCCGCCGCTCATCCCGAACGCCGAGTTCGTGAACGACGCGACTTCGTCGGCCGCCGACACGTCGCTCCGGATGTAGATGTCGCGCGACCAGGTGTACTCGACGAGCGGCTCGTTGAGCGTCTGGTCGAGGCGTTCGAGCTGGCCGACGAGGAACGCGCCGGTCGAGTCGATCGTCGCGCGATCGTAGGTGTACTGCTGGTCCTGCGTACGTGCGCGGACCAGCCGGCGCGTCGCATCCGCGACGGCCGCCGACATCGGGATCGAGGCCCCGGCCCGGCGCAGGTGCTTCAGTTCGGACATGTCCATGTAATGGCTCCAGAAATGCAAAAGCCCCGCGATTGCGGGGCTTCGGGTGAAGCGCTGTTCAGCGCCGGATCAGATGTTGACGGCGATCTCGACGATGCCGTAAGCGTCGGCCGGACCGGTGAAGTACCAGTTCGAGGGCATCGCGACGGTGTTCGTGCCGTCTGCGGCCGCTTCGAAACCACCGAGCGGCTTGCCGGCGGCGACCGCCGCGACGCGCACGTACACCGTACCGTTCTTCGTGGCCGGCGCGGTGCCGCCGAGCGCGGCGTCGAAGTAGCCGCGCTTCAGGATGTCGGTCGGGCCGCTCGTCGGCGGCGTCGACGTGCCGAGCGGATCCGTGCCGTTGCCCTGAATCGGGTACGCGCGGAGGTTCACGCCGTACACGGACACCGCGGTGTCGGCGGCGTTGTTGATCGGCTGGATCTTGCCGTTCACCATCTTCACGGGAACGCCGAACGCCGTCGGCGGTGCCGCCGGATCGATCAGCTGCGTCTCGATCGTCGCGACTTCGGCGCGTTGAAGGTCGCCGGGGAAGCCCGCCGGCATGCGGTACTGATAGGCTTGATACGAAGGCATGTCGGCTCCTTTACTTGCGGACCTTCCAGAATTCCGCGTGGATTTCGTTGATGTCTTTCCACTCGGGCTGAGTGGAATCGTTCGTCCGGCGCTGCGTCACACCGGAGTTCTTGCTGCGCACGACCTCCGACGCAGCGTTGAAGAACGCCGCGACGGAATCGCAGGTCATGCTGGCGACGTTCGCGCCGCCGACCACCGACTTGACCAGTTCGGCGTTCTCGTTTTCCAGCGCGGCGCGCAGCGCGCGGCGGCGCAGCACGCAGATGGCGTCGACCGTCTTCTTGCGGACCGCCTTCGCATCGAACGTCGGCAGTCGCACGCCCGGCGCGAGGATCTCGGCGCGCGAGAGCGCGTCCTGGAACTGGTCGCGCAGTGCGGTGCTGTCGCCGGTACGCGCGCCGGTCTTGTCGTCGTCGCCTTCGCCGGCACCGTCGTTGTCCATCGTGCCGGTGCCGTCCAGATCGTCGTCATCGCCGTCACCGTCGCCGGTCTGCGTGCCGCCGCCTTCGAGCTTCGTCACACGGTCGGCGAGCGCGTCGATCTTGCCGTTCGTGGCCTGGATCGCGTCGAGGACCTGCTTCAGCGGATCGCCTTCGCCACCGCCCGCGCCATCGTCGCCCGTCGCGGAGACAGTCGCCTTCGGATCGGTGCCGGTACCGGGCATGTGGATGTGAATCTGGGGTTGGCCGTCGCCACCCTCGCCGCCGTCGTCGCCGGTCATCTCGCTCGCGACCTTCTCGAACGCTTCGGAATCGCGCGTCATGAACGCCTTGCGCAACGCGTCGACGAACTTGGAGCCTTTCTTGGTTGCCATGCTTTCATCTCCTGTCGGGAGTAGGTTGGAACTGCTATCCCCGATCGAACACACGGGGCCACAGCGGGCGCTTTTCACGAGGGCGACGTGGTTGCCCACGATCACCACCTGTCGCGCCCGCCCAGGCGCAATCTGTTCGTAGTCGGCGTCGTAGCCGTTGCTGACCTGCGTGAGTGCGTCCGCGCCCTTGCTCTGGACGCGGCGGATCGCCTCGGCGTCGGTGATCAGCAGGTCGGCGAGCATCAGCTCGGCCTGGTCGCCTTCGCCTTGCCGCACGTTGCGGACCGTGCCGCGCGCCACCGACATGTAGTTCGCCGGCGTCACGAAGTCCGGCGGATGATCGATCGTGATCGGCTTGCCCTCGAAGCTGGCGAGCGTCTCGGGGCTGAACAGCACGTCGGCCGTGCGCTCTGCGACGATGACGCCGTCCTTCGCCTCGATCTCGGGCAGCTCGAAATAGGCGTAGTCCTGCGCGCCGACGCGCGCGATCGGCACAGCCTCGCAGAGCAAGAAACCCTCGGGCGTGATCGACTGCCGCTCGCCGAGTTGCTCAGTCGCGTACACGCCCGATGCAGTGATGCCGTCGCGGGTATGCGCGCGAGCGCGGGCGGCACCCGCACCGCAGCTACAGGCGTGGTCCGCCGTTGGAATTCGAATAGTTCGCATCTGGAACGATTTGGAAGTAAGTCGATGATTCGGCAAGGATTTCGCACGCCATCCGGACTTGGCTATAATGCGGACAGGGACGGTCGCCGGAGGTGAGCCGACTGCCGAAAGGCAGGGGGTGCCTTATTTAAACGACGACTGGCCCTATTCCCCTTCCCGCACCAGGCCCTGGTTGTAGTACCGATGGCCGTCGTAGAACACCTTCACCGTGATCACCGTCCGATAGCTCTTCCCGTCCAGCTTGAGCGGAGCTGAGTACGTCTCGACCGCCTTCACGTTCGGATCGCCGCGCTTATCGGGCTGCGAGTCGATGAGTCGAGCTCTCGTCAGCAGGTCCGGCAAGGCAGGAATGGAACGCAGCACCTCATCGTGGCCGGTCGCCACGGTGTGCCGTATCCCGCCGTTCGTCACCTCGATCTGGTTGCCCGTCGCCACGTTCTTGAACTTCTTCCCGGCGAACTGCTTGCCGTAAGCGATCGCCTTTTGGCGCAGCTCCTTCATGCTGGTGAAGTCACCTAGCTCGTCACCTTTCAGCGTCGTCGGTGCGGCCGCCGCTGCCCCGGCACCACCGCCGGATCCGAACTGACCGTTCGCGGATCGTGGATGTTTCGACTCCTCCCACGACGCGTCATACGTGTGGAAGTAGATATGCAGATGCTTTGCCATGGGCCTGTTGGGTCATGCGGGCTCGGCCCGGCAACTACTCAAAGCGGAGGCCGACGCCGGCCGGCCCGTCCAATCTCACGACATCAGTCCGCCGGCAAAACCACTTCCGCCCAGCACCGGCAGTTGTAGATGCAGCCCGGATGCGCCCGCGCGCCGGTCCGCTTGTCTGCGATCGGTGGTTTGTCCCATGTGAAAAACTTGCCTTCCAGCTCGCGATGGTCTTCGCGGACGTCGGAGTCACCCGATGTCCGCCAGAAGTAGCCGGGACTGCCGACGTCGATGGCACGCGCCTCGGTGAGCGTCGCGGCCGTGCGACTGACCTCGGTTCTCGCGATCGTGTCGGCCCGGCTCTTCGCGACCTGCCCGGACTCCTGAATCGCCTTCGAGATCTGCGCGGCGCGCGCGCCGTCGACGATTCCTTCGAGCGTCAGCCGGTGCACACGCTCGGCTGCGTCGAGCGGGATGGACTTGATCAGCCGCACCTGCTCAGACAGGAGCGCGCGCATCGTCTCGCCGGTGGCAGCGCCGCGGATCTCGTCGCGCAGCGCGCGCGACATGTCGGCGGCCTGCTTCATCCACATCTGCTCGTCGCGCCGGTTCAGGTCGGCGATCATCCGCGCCGCGGTCGCCTCGGCCCACGGCGCGAGCGCCTCGGCGTACCGCCGCAGCAGTTCCTCGATCGTCGGCGCATACGACGCGTCATCTGCCGGAAAGCCGTTCACGAGCACGCCGACCTGGTGGGCGATCTTTCGCAGCTGGCTGCCGTACTGCCGCTCGGCACCGCTCAGTCGAACAGGGTTCTTGCGCCGGTCGCGCTTTCGATCGAGGGTGAGAATCATCGACGTCGGAAAAGCCTGCGAAGCAGAGAATCGTTCGTGCGCGCGGCCGCGCCCGGCGCCGGGCCGAGCGAAAGCGCCGGATCAATTCCCGGCGGATCCTCGCCCTCTTCGTCGCGCTCGGCCTGCTCGATCGCCTCGTCGGGGATGTCGCCGAACATGCCGGTGTCGGGCGACGACGCCTTCAGCTCGCGCATGCCCTGGCTGCGCGGAATCAGGTCGGCGTCGACGGCCTTCGTCACCGAGTCGACCGTCTTGTTGCCGATCTCCGCCTTCTCGGCGGCCGACATCTCCTGCAGCGGGTTGAACTCGTACGAGAAGTCCTCGGGCAACGGCTGCCCGATTTCCGACCGGCACATCACGTCAAGCAGTCCGTGCAGCGGGTTGCGCAGCCGACGCTCCTGCCGCGTGTGCACCTTCTCGTGATACAGCAGGCGCGACCCTTCGCCGGTGTCGCTCAGGCCGGCCGGCTGCTGGCCGAACAGACGATCGAGCGGAATACCCGTCGCGCCGCTTAACTGCATCGCAAACTGGAGCAAGACGTCGGACAGGCCACTGAACGCGTACTGGTGCGTCTCGAACTTGTCGGTCGAGTCGATGAGGGTGATGCCCTCGTTCGACTGCCCGTGCCGGATCATCTCGACCTGCTTCAGCAGGCCGTTGAGCGCCGGGCCGCCGGCCGCGATGATTTCGCGCAGCTTCTCGACGCTCAGCGTGCGCAGATGCGCCTTGTAGACGAGCTGACCCGCGCCGACCGTCGCGCTGTCGAACGCGATCAGCCGGTCCCACATCGGCTCGAGAATCGACAGGCCCCAACCGTTCTCGCTGATGCGCTGGTAGAACGGCAGTGCTTCGCCATCCATTCGCAGCACGCGCGAGTGGTGAATCCGCCCCTGCGGCAAGCCGATCGCCGTCGGCAACACGTCGTAGAACTTCGGCATGCCGAGATCGGGGCCGAACTCGGTCACGACTTCGCCGACCGGCGGCGCAACCATCCAGCGGTCGAGCACGAGCAGGCCCTTGAATTGGCCTTTCCCGATGGTCTCGCGCCGAAGCGGCTGCGACATGTCCTGGCCGTCGATCAGCATCACCGCGATCGCGCCGCCGTACAGCTGCGCCCACTTGCCGGTGTCGCACAGCTGGTCCCAGATAGCCTTGCGCGTGAGCGCCGTCTCCATCTTCGAAACGTCGGTCGGATCGAGCCCGGACATCTCGATGCCCTTGCGGGTCATGTCCTCCGGGATCGCGTCCACCGCGGCGCGCACGATCCACGATCCGCGATACGCCGCTTCCAGCCAGACGCGGTTGCGGCTCTGGTACGTCAACGTGTACTGCGCCGCCGACGCCTGGTTGTCGGCGCCCCAGCCGAGCCGCGCTTCGAAGTTGGCGAACGAGTCGACCGTACGATGGGCGTGCGTCGCCGCCGGCGCCCGCGGCGGCCGGGTCTGTTGCTTCCGTTTCGACATTCCGGGAAATCCTGTCGTGCTCAACCGGCAAGCCGCTCCCAGACCGACAGGTCTTTCGCGCCTCCCAGCATGTCGTTGATTGCGTCGACCATCGGATCGATCTGGTCGTCGTGCATGTGCGTGTCGTCAGCCGTGAACGAGTCGCACTCGGTCAAGAAATCGCTGACCCATGGGGCATCCAGCGGCACGCCGACGTTGCCGGCGTCGATGTGGCTGACGACGTCCATGACGCGCGTCAGCTTGTCCTTCACGCGCTCGATGCCCTCGATCGGGATCCCGCCCTCGGCCTGAATGTCCTGGATCAGCCCGGTACCGCTGGACTTGTCCTCGACCTTCATCTGCCGCAGCACCGGCGCGCCCGGGTCGTCGGCGCCGATCGCCGCGTGCTTGTTCCAGAAGTCGATCGCGCGGCGCTTCAGCTCGGGCGCCTTCCACTTCCCGCGCACCAGGTCGATCAGGTACAGACGGTTGTCGTACCCGAGGCCCCAGCACTCGAACACGCTGTAGTCGTTCCGCTCGGCGGTCTTCTGGGCCGTGTCCGCGAAGATCTTCCGGTACTGCAACTGCGGCAGCGCGCCGTAGCGCAGGAACTTGCCGCTCTGGATGATCCCGCCGCCCAGCGGGGACGGACGCTGCATGTACTGGCCGTTGAACACGTACGCGTCGGCCTTCTCGGACGCGAGCAGCTCCTGCAGCGGTTCCTTGTACGGCCAGTAGCTGTACCGGCCGTTCTCGTCTCGCTCGTCGCACTCGACGCGGTCGCGGATGTGCGCCGGTAGCTTCGCGACGTACTCGTCGGTGATCAGCGCCGGGATCTCGATGAACTCCCACTCGCCTGGCAGCTTGCGCGCCTTGATGAAGCCCGTCGGATCTTCCTCGGCGAGCCGCTGCATGATCACGATGATCGGCGTGTCCGGACTCGCCTTTCGGCTCTTCACGGTGGACTGCAGCTTGCGATTCGCTTTGTCCCGGTTCGTCTTGCTGTACGCGTCTTCGACCTTCAGCGGGTCGTCGATGATGATCGCGCCCTGCCAGCCCTCGGCCATGTGCCCGGCCCGGAAGCCGGTGATCTGGCCGCCGAGGGACACCGCGTACACGCCGCCGGCTTTCTTCCCGTCGACAAGCACGTTCCAGCGCTTCTTCGACTTCGCGTCGTCAGCCACCTTCAGCGGCCAGAGCGCCTGGTACTCGTCGGATGCGACGATGTCGCGCGCCGTCTCGCTGTTCAGGAGCGCGAGGTCGTCCGAGTAGCTGATGTGCAGGAACCGAGCACGCGGGTTCAGCGCGAGGCCGCGCGCGATCAGGTTGATCGCGACCAGCTCGGTCTTCGACGAGCCCGGCGGCACGTTGATGACGACGTTCTTCAGCGTGCCGTCGATCACGCGCTGCACCGTGTCGGCGATCAGCACGTGGTGCCAGTTGACGCGGAACTTGATCGCCTGCCGGTGCTTGAAGAAGTACCGGCTGAAAAACAGGTGATCCCGCTCGCACTTCGCCTTCAGGACGGCCCGCTCGACGGCGGGGTCAATACTCGTCTTCGAGTTTGGCGATGGCGTCTGCGACCTGCTTTTCATCGACGACGACCGTCCTGTTCTCGATCGGGCCGCCGTTCTCCCCAGTGTGTTCGAGGCGGCGCCGGTTCGTGTAGGCGTCGCCGGATTCCTTCGCAGCCTGCTCGAGCAACTGCGCCATCAGCGGCAGGTTGTTGCGTCGCTCCGCTTCCGCGACGGCTCGGTCGAGCGCACGCAGGCGCACCGCGCGGTGCGACACACCGATGCGCGACGTGTCGTTCAGGAACTCCTCGCGCGTGCGCTCGAAGATCTCGCGGTACTTCTTGCTGAGCGTCTCGCCCGCACGCTTCGTCGGGTCGTAACGCTCGCACTGCTGCGGCGACACCTCGACGCCGAACTCGTCGCGCACGGCCTTCGCTGTGCGCGAGATCGTGTCGAAGCACGCCAGCGACTGCACGATGAACACCTTGATCGCGTCGGGAAGTGCTGCCATAGCGGGGGAACGTTCGGGTTACGCGGCCCGCAGGATGCAGGTGCCGCAGGCGCGCGCGATGTCGACGTGACCGACTTCCGGCGCGCGCTGGGCTGCGGCGACGAGCTTCGCGGTGTCGCCGGCGCCGCCGGCCACGCCGTAGCGCCGGACGATGCCGACGAATTCCTCTACGTCGTGCCCGCGGATGCCGAGCTTCGGCATGCCGTCCTTCGTGAATGCCGGCGCGCCGAACTCATCGAGGCGCTGGCCGATGTGATACAGCTCGTGCTCGACGAGCGCGCACCACTGTAGGTCACTGCACTCGCGTGCGTAATGCGCGTCGAGTGTGATCAGGAACGCCGGCACGCGGCCGAACCATTCGAGGTACTGCTGTTCCTGCCTGGCGCGCTGCCAGCCGCCGGCGCGGATCGCCACCTCTTCGCACTGGCCGACGACGCGCCGCATCTGGCGCACGTTCTCGACGGCCGCCCAGAGGTAGGCGACGTCAGCGTCAATCAGGTGCTCGTGATCAGGGTTGTGCAGCGGCGCGCCGTCGCGCAAGAGCGTCTCGTTCACCCACTCGGCAACGCCGTCGGCCGGCGCGATGCGCTGGATCCAGTTCGAGTCGTCGAAGAGGATATCCGGCGGCGCAGGACGCGGTACGCGCGCCACCGGCGCGACTTCAGTTCGCTTCGAACGAGGCATGTTTATCACGTGCTCGGGAAGACCACGCGCCGGGCGTAGAATCATCGAGCCGGCCCTTACCGGCTCACATCTACGGGGTGAATCACATGGCTCGATTCGTTGTGCGCGTCGAACTACATAGCGCTACGTGGGACGATTACGAAAAGCTTCACGGACATATGGCAGCAACCGGCCTTGGCCGCAAAGTTCAAGCAGGCAACGGCCTCTGGTATGACCTACCGCCGGCCGAGTATTACGGCGAAGGCAATGTGACGAAGGAAGCTGTGTTAGAGGCCGCAAAAGCAGCTGCAGCGAAGGTCAAGGCATCGTATGCGGTGCTGGTAACCGAAAGCGTTGCTAGCACTTGGTACAACCTTCCTGTTTCGAAATAACTGACACAACCAAGCCCGCTGGCTTTCGCTCAGCGGGCTCAACATGTCTGGTGCCAGCAGGGTGGCGGAAACCCGTCTGCACCTTTCGGCGCGCTGGCTGATCACCTCGCTGCGTCTTTCCCGCCGGCGCAGCTGAGGCCGAGCCGAGTATAGCGCGGACACGCCACAACGAAAAAGCCCGCTGGCTTGTCGGCTCAGCGGGCTTGGGTCGCAACTCTGCAATCTGGCGAAAATTTACACCCCATCCGCCACATTTGCAAGGGGTATTTTCGCTGTACCCCTTACGCCTCAACGACCTCCGCGCTGGTCACGTTGTTTCGCTCGAAGAGCGGGGTCAACCGCTTCACGGCCTGGTGCTCCAGCTCGACAAGACGCTTCCGGATGATCTGCGCGTTCCGCTCGAGAGTGCGGACCGTGACGTGCGTCTCCTCGGAGATTTCCCGATACGACAACCCGTCCTGACGCAGCCGCGCCTGCGAGTGGCCGGCGATCAGCGCCATGATCGCCTTGCCGTTCGTCACGGTGAGCGACGGCCGCAGGTACGTCCGCATCTCGACAAGCGCACGCTTCCACTCGACCGACGGCGGGATTCCCGGGTCTGCCGCGCGCGTGGCGCTCGCCGGCCGCGCCGGCATCCCGCAGGCGTATCGCAGCCACACCGCGTTGCGTTCCGGCTTCAGCAGGTGATCGCGCACCGCTCCGACGACCATCGCGCACTGAGCCCGGATTTCGTCACTGCTCAACCCGTCGAAGTTGATCGTGCCCGACGAGCTGCCGTACAGGTAGTCCAGGAATTCAGCCTGGCGCGCGCTGAGGCGCCCGACCGATTCGAGGATCTGGATCAGCGCCAGGCGGAACTGCTGCTTCTGCCGCGGCGGCAGCGACGTCACCAGGAAGCTGACGTGCAGCGCCCGCTGCGTGTTCTCGAAGATGGCGATCACCGGCCACCCCGCGTCATCATCGCCAGCGCCTGGCGCGTGTTGAGCTCGGCCATGTAGCCCGACAGGTTGCTCGTGAAGTCCGGCCGGATGCGCGTGTCGACGTGCGTGCCCGGCGAGCGGCTCGTGCCCGCCAGCGAGTACATGCGGCCGCGGCTCTCCGAATGGCAGTCGAGCCGCGCGAGCGCGACGTCGAGCGACAGCAGCTGGCGCACCGACGAAACCGGATGCTTCACCCGGCGTGCGAGGTCGTGCGCGGAATACCGGACGCCGGGCTTCATCGCGCCGATCAGCCCGTTGATGGTGAGTTTGCTTTTTGCTTTCAAGGCCCCGCTCCTTATGCTGACTTCAAATTCAACTCGATCGCCTCGATCCGCACGCCCGGCGTGCGCGCGTAGCGCTTCGACACCCAGAGGTCGACGACCTGGCCGTCGTCGACGTACACCACCCCGTTCATGCCGTCCTTCAACGCCTTGACAACGTTGTCGGCGTCCGGCTTCTTCGTCGCGCCGATGGTGCCGGCAGCCGCTTCGCCCTGGCGCTTCAGCGACCAGCTCGCCGGGATCGGCAGGCCGATGTGCACGATCAGGCGGATCGGACCGACGTACGGCGCGGCGCTGCGCATCGCCTCGCGCGCGGCCATCTTCACGAGGTTCTCGTAACGCTCCGTCTTGTCGGGCGTGTAGGTCGTGACGTGCGCGCCGCGGCGCGCGAACTTCGGGCGCCCCTTCGCGACCGGCGTGCCGGGAACGACGAACTCGACGCGCTGCGCGATCGGCGACGCCGTGATGAGCGACTGCTGCGTCATGCCCGCCACCCTTGCCAATGCCCGGGACGAACTGAAGCCTGCGAAGCCTGCCGGCGGAGATCGGCGGCCGCGCGCGGGCTCATGACGATCGTGCGGCCTTCGACGATGTACGACACGTCGGAAGTGCCGAAGAACTCGCGCATCCACCGGTTCAAGTCGCTCACGAACTCGGCGGGCATCAGCTCGGCGAATCGCGGCGAAACGGTCATGCGCGGCACGTCAGCGCACAGCGGCGACTCGATCACATCCATTCCTAACACCCTCATGCCGTCACCTCGTCTTCGATGTCGTCGGTCACCGGCACGCCGCTGATCGGCCGCAGCCACATGTCCGGACACCAGCCGTTCGTGATGTGACAGTTCAGGCCTGTCCTCGCGTCCATGGCCGGGATTGGCGCGGATGCCTCGACGTACCAGCAGAAACCGAAATGCATGTAGTCGCCGTACGGCGCCTTCACCTCAACGATCCGATCGCGAGCCGTGCCATGCGTGATCACGGCCAAATCACCCGGTTTGCAGTTCATCGCCCTTCCCCCATCAAAGCGCCGACCGCGACCGGGCCGGCAGTGTTGCGAAACGCGCGGTTGTGGTCGTCCCACCACGGGCCGTCGCCCGCGGCGTCGAACACGCGCAGCTTGAAATCGAACGGAGGTTCGTCGCGGCCTTGCTCGACGCCGAGCGTGCCGCCGTGCTCGACGATGCCGGTCCACGAGCGCCACCAGTCGCCGACGGTGCGCGTCCCCGTTGCGGGTTTCGCGGCGCGTGCGGCGAGCAGATCGCCGAGGATCAGATCGAGCAGCCCGGCGTTGAGCGGCTGCTCGGAGCGCTCGCGCTCACGGCGTTTGCGGCCCGTGGCGATGGCCGCACGGAGGTCGTCGGCAGTCACGCCGCGCGCGGGCCAGCCGGCCAGCCGCGCGTCATCGGCGGCGAAGCCGACGCCCGACGAGCGGAGGATTTCGACGAAGGCGGCGGCGGCGATCGGCGCGTCACCCCCTACTGCCTGTGCTGTGCCGCCGCCGCTTGCTTTTAGGTTTACTTCTCCCTCTCCCTGTCCCTTGGATGCTGTTTCCCCGGGGACGTCTTGAGGGACAACTCCTGTCTGTCCCGGTGGACATTTGCCCTTTGTCCCCGGGGACATCTTCTTTTTGTCCCGGGGGACAGGATCGCGATAATCGGGGGACAAGAACTCTTCGAGCGTGGGGAATTCGATCTCTGTCCCGTGTCGCTGGTTGTGCTTCTTGATGCGCGCGCACTCGGTTTTGTAGCGCTGCTCGTGCTTCGCGGCCCAAGCGTCGCGTGCCTTCTCGGCGACGACGGGGTGATACAACCGACCGTCAGCGCACTTGATCCAGCCACGCAGCGCGCCGGTGCGCACCTTCCGCCACTCGGCGACGACGCGGCCGTAGCCGGCCAACTGCGCGAGCACGCGATCATCATCAGGAAGCGACGCAGCCGGCACCTGGTGCCATGCCGCGCACCATAGCAGCACCGCCGCGCGGAACTCTTCGGCTGTGGACAGCGCGGCGATGTCGCTGTCGCGAAGACGCACGACATCGAGCGGCATGAACGCGAACGTCCGCAAGTCACATGTCGCGTCGGTGAGAGGATTCGGGAGGTCGTTCATTCGCAAAGTCCATACGCCGAGGCGCATGCGGTCGCCGGCTCGGCGTCCGCGAGGAGGTCGTATTGCCGGCCGCCGCGAGTCGTTTTCGACCACTCGACGACCTGATGCACTGTTGTGGCTTGGCCCGAATGCCCCGTCGTGCCCATGTGGAAAAATGAGACGGGGCTCAAGGGTCGACATACCTCCGAAACTAGGCTCTCCCACGCGGCGATGCGCTCGATGTGCTCGGGGAACCGGCGCGCGATCTCACGCAATTCGAGCTTCCCTGCGTTGATGCAGGGCATGCACCCGACGCGCGTCATGCCTTCGCGGTACAGCGGGTTCGCGGTGATGCCAGCGGCCGCGTGTGCATCGAATACGTCGGCAACGTTCCAGCGCAGAATCGGTCGAAACACGGCGTAATGACCACCGCGCCATTCGTAATTCGGAAGCCACCTGCGCGCCTCGCTCTCGTCCGCGCGAACGCCCTGCCACGACTCGACGAAATACCCCGCGTCGATCTGATCCAGCGCGTATTCCGTCAAGGGATTCCGCTTCAAGTATTCAGTGCAGAACTGCCGCTTCCGGGACGGGAAGCCACCACGCACCATGCAAAGGTCAAGGAACGGATTCCCGGTCGGGTGCAGCAGGTCTAGCGCGCGAGCGGCCGCCTCGGGCGTCCACGCGTACATGAACTCGCGCTTGCCGTACACGGATGATTCCGGCTCGCCGGCGGCGATCCGCGCGAGGTTCGCTCGCTTCGTGGCGAATTCGTCGGTGAAGTCGGCACGCACCACGTCGACGGCGATTCCCAGCGCGCGCGGTAGGTATTCGAGCGCGTATTCGTACGTCGACTCGTGCTCGTTGCCGGTGTCGGCGAACACGGCACGAACATTCTCGCGGCCGTGCAGTTCGAGCGCGACGAGCAGCGTCGCGGTGCTGTCCTTCCCGCCCGACAGCGAGACGACGTGGAGGGTCGGCCGGTCCATCACGACACCTCCAGCACGAGGCCGGGCTGGCGCAGGCGATCGCGCTGCAGCGGCGTGTATTCCGGATTCAGCTCGAAGCCGACGAAGTGCCGCCCGAAGCGCTGCGCGACCTGGCCCGTCGTGCCGCTGCCGAAGAACGGATCGAACACGACGTCGCCCGGGCGGCTGCCGGCGAGCACGCAGGGCTCGACGAGCGCTTCGGGAAAGGTGGCGAAGTGTGCGGCCGCATACGGTTGCGTTGCGATCGTCCAGACGGATCGCCGCATGCGTCTGCCATCACCCTCGTCGGGCCGATACTCGGCTTCGCCGCGCCCTTCGTGATGGAAGGCGCCGTGCGCACCGTCTCCGGTATCCCAGCCGCCCGGAACCCTCACGCGACGATTCCCGGTTACCTTGCGCTGGCCGAGTTGCGCGTTGTCAGTCTCACCGCCGACGTAGCAGCCGCCACGAAACGTCGCGGCATCTTCGTTACCAGCGCGCGGCTCGCGCATCGCTTCCGTGTCGAAGTAGTACTTCGGACCTTTGCTGAGCAGGAACAGGTATTCATGCGCTTTCGTGCAGCGGTCGCGCACGCTTTCCGGCATCGGGTTGGGCTTGTGCCAAATCAGATCCTGCCTGAGCCACCACCCTGCATCTTGAAGCGCGAACGCGAGCCGCCACGGCTGGCCCATCAGATCTTTCGGCTTCAGCCCGGTGCGCTCACGCGAGCCGGTACCGCTGTTTCGGTGTTGCGCTGCGGCGATCTGCTGCGCGCTGATCACGGAGCGGTCCGACATCTGCCCGGTGCGGCCCTGCGCCCCCCACGAACCGGCATATGCGTCGCCCATGTTCAACCAGAGCGTGCCATCGTCGGCGAGCAGCTCGCGCGCGAGGTCGAACACGCCGACCAGCGTGTCGATGAATTCGCGCAGCGTCGGCTCCTGGCCGATCTCGCGATGCTTGTCCGGGTGGCCGTCGGGAAGGTACGAGCGCAGGCCCCAGTACGGCGGCGACGTCACGATCGTCTGCACGCGCACGCCGTCGGCGATCATCGCGCGCATCAGGTCGCGGCAGTCGCCGCGGTGGGAGTGGTCGATCCAGTTCACACCGCCTCCCGTGCGATATGCGGCAACGGTTCCGCTGCTGCCTCGATCGCAGCCTGAATGCGCTCGAGCTGCTGACGGAGCCGCTTGACCTCGGAATCGAGGCAGACGCGCCGCGCGGCTTGCTTGCAGGCGCTGGCGATCTGCCACGCTCCTGCACTAGCCGGCAGTCCAAGCGCGTGCGCGAGCTCGATGCGCGCGCCATCGATCTGCGCCGCATCGCGCTCCGCATGCTGCTTCGCCCGATCGAGGATCAGCCGCCGTTCGTTTTCCGCCTCTTCGGCCAGGTTCTCAAGGCGCTCGGTGGCCGCCTTCAGTCGGCGCACCGCGTTCAGTCGATCCCGGACAGCATCCGCGACGACGTCGCCGAGGCGCGCGCGAAGCTTTTTTTCGAGCGTCCATTCGTTGCAGAGACCAGCGCGCAGCTGCTCGCAGCTTTGGTCCGCGAGCCGCGCCATGCCGTCGATGATCAGCTTGATCCACGCGTCGCGCGGCAGGTTCTCCATGTTCTTCAGCGTCGGCCCCTTCAGTGACCGCCAGCCGTCCGGCCCACGCACGATCAAGCCGCAACCGGCCGGGACGTCTTCTTTCTTGAGTAGGCCGGCCGGCGCCGCGAAGATCACGCCGGCCGCGAAGCGCAAGTACGACGTCCACTTCCCCGCCGTCACGTCGCGGCGGAAGTCGGCGACGCTGATCTTGCATTCGTAGGCCACCGGCTGGAATCGCGCGAACGAGCACGGCACGGTGTAGACGTCCGGCCGCGGTGAGCCGGCCGGCCCGAGTTGCATGTCGGTCCATACGAGGCGATCGGATGCGCCGCGAAGATGCGCGGCGAGATCCTTGGCTAGGTCATCGTGCGCCCACGTCATGCGACCTCCAGCTGCAGTTCGAGCTGAGCGGCGCCGAAGCGCGCTGCCAACCATGCGTCGTAGGAACCGAGGCGCGTCACGTCGCGGCGGTCGGCACCCGTCTCGGCCACGAATTCCCGAACCCGCGTGCCGTTCCAACAGATGAAGCCCGCCATGCGGCCACCGGGAAACGCGACACGGTCGGCCTCGCACACTTGCTCGGGCGTCATTCCGCGCGATTGCGCGTATGCGAGAAATCGAGGATTCCAACTGGTCGGCGTGCTCATGCGGCGTCCCGATACGGTTCAGCCGACGTCGAGCAGATGCCCTGCTCCCAGTCGTAGACGTTGTACGCCCGCGGGCAGTCATTCGCCGCCGCCCAGCCGCACCCCCACTGCCGCACGAAGCCCGCAAGCGGGCCGCGCAGCGGGTTCTCGTGAAATGGGATGCCTGCGCGCGCGGCGCGCCAGCCTGCGCGGAACGCCGCGCGCTCGAACAGCTTGGTCAGCACGAGCCGCCCTCCTTCGTGTCGTCGATCGGCGCCGCCTCGGGCCGCACGCGCTCGAGCATCCAGAGCTGGTCCGGACGGAACGCGAGATAGTCCTGCGGTGGATCGCGGAAGATGAAAAGGTGCTTTTCCTCGACGAGGCCGAGGTAGGTCATGGGCCGTCCGAGCTTGCGGACGAAGTCCTTGCCGATGTCGCGCCGGCTGATCGTGACCGTCATGCCGCCACCTGCCGCTGGCCGAAAGCCTGCTGGACGAACTCGCCGATCGCCTGCTGGCTGAGCCGGCGGTATTCCTCGATCGCCTTGCGCTCCTGGATGGCGAGCCATTGCCGCGGGTAGTCGCAGCCGGTGAACATGCAGAACAGGTGCAGCTTCGTCGCTGGGAACGGCCGGCGGCCGGCGATCAGGTCGCCGAAGTGCGGATAGTGAATGTCGCAGTTGCGCGCGAGCGTCTTGCGATCGAAGCGCCGCAGGCCGAGCTCGAGCGCGTGCGCGAGGCAGTCCTCGAAGCTCATCGCTTCGATCTCCGCCTCCGGCAGTGTCACTGCCTGTACCCACGGCGCGAACATCCTGAATTCGGTCTGATTCATACGAAAAATCAATCGTTACCCAGTTGATTACCCACTTGCTTACCCAGTTGGGCCAGGCCCGAAATAAAGGCCAGGACAACACCTGGCCAGCTATCAACGAATGCAAACCATTGCGATCAGTCGACGCCTGCACGAAGCGCGTCGCGCTGCCCTTCATCTGACGTGGACGAGGCCATGCGCCCCGGCGCCGCAGCGAGCGACGCATCAGGCCAGATCAGGTGCCAATCGGTGGGGCGAAAGTCCCTGTACGGGATGCCGACCGCGTTCCCCACGAGGACGCAGTTCTCGGGTCTCATTGCATTGGGGGAATGCAGCCACTTATGGATGTGCGGCTGCTTTTTGCCGATCAGGCGGGCAAGTGCGGACTGCGACCCAGCTTTTTGGATCGCTGCCTCCAGAGCCGGCACGGAGCAATTGGTCGGTTTCATGCGGCAATACTATAACCAAAGTTATTCATCTGCAAGAACTTTGGTTATTTGCCGCCCTACAACCAAGGTTATACGATGCCCGCTATGGAAAATCCTGAATTCGGGCGCCGGGCAAAGGAGCGTCGCGAGGCACTGGGCTTGTCCCAGAAGCACATCGCGGAACTTGTCGGCGTATCGCAGCCGGCAATAGCCAAGGTTGAACGAGGCGGCAGCACCACGACCACAAACGGGTTCGCGCTCGCACGCGCACTGCAAACCACACTTGAGTGGCTCGAATTCGGCGACGCGGCCCAGCCGGTTCCGCCCGGCTACGATCGGCTCGACGAGCTCGGCCGCGCCAAAGTCGAGGCGTACATTAGTGGGCTGCTTGCACAGTCAGCTCCGCACGATTCGCCTGCTCAGGACGAAGACAGGCCGTTTGGCGGCTGACCCGCCAAGCCTCTTGTGGAAGCGGCTCCAGCGACGCATCCCAGAACGAAAACTCCCGTGTCACGACCGGTCGCTTCATTCGCTCCGTGAAACCGAACGCGGGCTCCTCGAGCAGCACATCCCATCGACCATCCGACCGCAGCCGCTGAATCGCCACGATCGTGCCGACCAGCGCAGGGTTCCTGCTCGCCACCACCCTTGCCAAGTCCCCGGGCCTGCAGCGCAGGCGCGTCTTCGATTCTTCTTTCACTGGCCGCCCTCGTGTTCGGTTTGTCACGGTACTGTATGCATGTACAGTAGTTTATCCCCAGTTCCCGAAGACTTTCAACTGCTGTCAGCAGACGCTTAACAAGCGGCCCATCGCCGCGCTGTTACAAATTTCCGGCCCATACGATAACTTTGGTTGTTGACACGTCGATAACCTTAGTTATAATTCCAATCAACGCGACACCGATGCCGCGCCACCGCCCAGGCGGAACGCTCTCTAACAATCGAAGGTAAGCCGGGACCGCACACGCGGAGCAACCGGCCGGCGCGATCCGCGTCGTGAGTCAGGACAGGCGCAGCGCGCTAGGCCGAAGTTTGGCTACCGCTTGCAGGCTTGAACGAACCTGATGCAAGACAGCCAGCAACACGTGACCGATGGCGTCGTAATCGGCACAAACCTCGCGCGGCCCGGAGCCGGCACGGCCGGGAGTAGCCGGGCGCGCGAGTGATGCAGTTCTGACCGGTGGCGGTTCTTCTTCTGAGGCGTCACCAGTGAGAGCTGCGCATGCAGCGTTGCAGTTCAAGACTTCAATTTGATTGGTAATCCTACTTAACGGAGCGCGCTATGCACACTCCTCGGCCTCATCACCACAACATACGCATCCTGCCCGTGCGGGTCGACCGACACGCCGACCAGCTGCAGGCGGCGGCCGACGACGCCGCGCTGGAGCGCGACGAGCGCAACGAAGCGATCGCCGACGCCGTCACGTTCGACGTGCTGCCGTTCTCGACTGAGCAGATCGCCGTGCTCGATGCCGCGCTGCGTCGCGGCCGAATCGAGGACGTGTACGAGGTCTGGAATGTCTGCAAGGCAGCCCTTGACGCGGAAATCGCGCAGCGCATCGCCGACGCTGATCTCGCCGCCGCCGCGCCGCGTTTCGCCAACGTCTACTGCTCGGGATGCGGCCAGAAGTTCGGGCCGGGCAATGCCGGGTTTTCCAGCTGCAACGGACACTTCGGGCGCCGGGCGCGCGCCGACTGACCAACCCAAGGAGAAAGCCATGGGATTCACGCCCTATATGGAACGTCCGCTGAATGGCGGCACGCAAAAACTCTATCGCTTCGAAAACGGATTCGGCGCGAGCGTGGTGCAACACGAATTCAGCTACGGCGGTGATCGCGGCGAGTGGGAACTCGCCGTGATCAAGTTCAACGGCGATTCGTGGCATCTCGAATATGGGACCGAAATCACCGATGACGTTATCGGCAATCTCGCCTGGAACGGGGTCGAGGATCTGCTTTCTCGGATCAACGAATTGCAGCCGGCCTGACCAACCTCTCCCGCTACAGGAGAAAGACATGAGCCGAACCGCACGCGATCTGCTCGAACTGCTCTCCATGCCGCGCAACGACGACGGCAAGTTGGGAGGGCTCGTGGAAATTCTGCTGCGCGAATACGCGCTGAACCTGATTGCACCGGGCGTCGCTTGCATGCGCGGCGGGTGCTGAACAACACAACGAGGGACCAAATGAACGAGATCAAACAGACGCCGGGGCCGTACCACGTCAGCGGCACCGGTCGACATCTCCACATCGGGTCAGCGCATTCGCCGATGGTCCTGGCCTCTCTCAACGAGGTGCACGTCGACACGCCGGGAAATGCCCTGCTGTTCGCCGCTTCGTTTGACATGGCGATGGTCCTCGAAATGCTGGCCGCCGATGCTGACGCCGGCAAGATCATGATCCCGTCCGGCCTGCGTCTTTCCATCGACGCCGCTCTGATCAAGGCCGGCCGCAAGGCTGCGCCGGAGCCGGTGCGGCACATCACGGTCGCGGGAGGTGCGCTGTGAGCGAAGCAAAAAGCTATCCGGCACCCGTGATGGTCGAGCAGAAGTGTGAATGGTGTCGCAAGCTGTTTCGGGCCAGGAAGGTGGACGTGAAACGCGGCTGGGGCCGCTTCTGTTCGAAGTCGTGCAAGGCAAAGAAGCAGGAGAAGCGCACGGGCCAGTATGCCGCGCTGCTGATCCAGACCGGCGGCGAGCGCCCGACGCCCGAGCGTGACCTGCCGGATTGGGCGCGCCGCGAGCGCGAGCACGACGATGCGCTGTACGAGTCGACCAGCTCGCACGGCCAGGACGGCACGGGAGGATGGTGATGCGCACCCCTCTCAACAGCCTATCGCCTGTATTGCGCTTGCGCTACGTGATCGAAGGTTCGGCATGGGCGGCGGCATACGGCGTGGTGATCGGCGCGCTCTGGTTCGGCGCTGACCTCGCTGGCCCCTACCTGCGGAGCCTCGGATGAGCAATCAGTTCTATCTCCAAGACAGCCGCACCTACGTAGGAAACGACGTTTTGTGGTGGGCCGAGAAAGGCTGCGGCGGATACACAACAGATCTGCGGAAGGCACGCCTGTTCACGCGCGAAGAAGCCCAAGCGAAGCACAACGCCCGCGAGACTGACATCCCGTGGCCCAAGGAATACATCGATTCCAAGACCCGCCCCGCTGTCGACATGCAGTACATCGATCGCAATGAGGCGCTGTCTGGTACCGGCATCAAGCTGATCGAGCCACCGAAGCCGCGTGCCTTTCGCGTGAATTGCGTCGGCTGTGGCAGGTTTCTGCGAGATGCCGACCGCTATTCACAAGACTGCCCGCACTGCCGAACAGACAACCGACCATGACGCCGTTCGATTACCTGGGCAATCTGCTCGAACGCCTATACGAGTGGAATCCCATAGTTGGCTACCTCGCCGCGCTCGCAATTGCGGCCGCGTGCACTTTGATTGTCGCCGGACTCAACGCCGATGGATCTTCGGCCGCGTCCATTTTTGTGAGGCCCGCATGAGCCGCTTCACCGATCACGCCGACCTCTTCGAGCGGCGGCACCCGCGCGCCGCGCGCGTCCTCGTCGTCGCGATCCTCGTCGCGGTCGCTCTTCTTGCTGTCGCCGTCGACGGCATCGCCAAGCACTTCGGCATTCTGTAACGCCACCGAGCCGCACCGCCTCGCATTCCGCGAGACGCTGTCTCCACCCGCCCCGTTGAATCCAGTGCCACCGCGCCGCGAGTTTGCGCGCTGCCGACGCACGCCCCGATCCCTCTATCAGGAGCAACCGAGATGAAAACCATCGACACCCTGCCCGTCGAATCCTCGCAGATCCACAGCATCGGCTACGACGCTGAATCCGAAACGCTTGCGGTCCGGTTCAAGGATCGCAAGACCGGCGCGCGGACGTCGCTGTATCACTACGCCGACTTCACGCAGGCCAACTTCGACGCGCTCAAGACGGCCGACTCGATCGGCTCGCACTTCTACAAGCACATCAAGCCGTTCCCCGAGCGCTTCCCGTACGTGTGCATCGAGCAGATGCCGGCGGCCGAGCCGGCCGTCGTCGAGGGTGAAGCATGACCACCGCGACAATCGTAGCCCTTTGCCAGTGCGGCTGCGGCCGGCCGACACGGGTTGCGCCCGTCAACGATCGTTCGAAGGGATGGATCAAGGGCCAGCCGCTGAAGTACCTCAAGGGCCATGGCATCGGCAAAGCGGCGGCCGCGAAGACGGCAGCGGCGATAGGAAATCGCACGTTCAGCACGCAAGGCTATGTGGTCGTGCGCGTCGCGGCAAACACGCGGCGTTACGAACACATTCTCGTCGCCGAGGCGGCGCTTGGCCGCCCTCTGCGCAGTCTTGGCCCCGGCAATCCAAACACCGAGGTAGTGCACCACATCAACGGCGTGAAGAGCGACAACCGCCCTGAAAACCTGCTCGTGTGCACTCACGAGTATCACGTCGCTCTGCACCACCGCCTCTCGAATTCTCCGGCATGGCCGGAGTTCGCACCGGTCTCACGCCCGGGCTTTGGAGCTCAACGATGATCACCCCGTCGATCTTTCGTGTCCGTGCGTCAGCATGGGCCTCGCTATTTGAATGCGCATACCGCTTTGAAGCAATCCACATCCTCGGCATGCGCAACGTCGTGGGGCTGCGCGCCGCGCTCGGTACCGCGATCCACGCCGGCACGGCCGCCTATGACCAGAGCGTGCTTGACGGCTCCGGCCTGACCGTCGACGACGCGGCTGGCGCATTCATCGACAAACTCTACGACCCATCGAACGAGTACAACCCGGAGAGCGACGATCTCAACCTGCAGGAGGCCGAGCGCATCGGAATCTCGCTCACGACGAAGTACTGCCTCGAGATCACGCCGAGGTACGAATTCGTCGCGGTCGAGATGGAAACAAAGCCGCTCGACATCGACTGCGGCGGTGGAATCGTGATCCGCCTCACCGGCACGATGGACCGTGCACGAGTCCGGCGCACAGCGCTCGGCCCCGGCATTGCCGATCTGAAAAGCGGGTCGAAGGCTGTCGCCCAAGGTGTCGCGGTCACGAAGGGTCACGGGCCGCAGATCGGCACCTACGAGATGCTCTACGAGCACACGACCGGCGAGCTGATAGCCGATACAGCCGAGATCATCGGGCTCAAAACGAAGGGCAAGCCAGAGGTCGCGACCGCCCCGGTCAAGAACGCGAAGCGCGTGATGATCGGAACCGAGGAAACGCCCGGCCTGATCCAGTTCGCGGCCGACATGTTCCGATCTGGCCGCTTCTACCCCAACCCGAAATCGCTGTTGTGCGACAAGAAATACTGCCCGCGCTACGGCACCTGCCAATTCCACGAATAACCGAGGTATCCATGTCCACGCCCACCACTCTCGAATCCGTCCGCTCGCCGTTGCCGCGCGAGGCCACCCTCCCCGCCGTCGCGCCCGGCTTCGGCTCGCTGCAATCGTTCGAGCTGATGCAGCGCGCGGCGAACCTGTTGGCGTCGTCGACGCTTGTGCCTGCCGCGTACCGCAAAACGATCGAGAAAACCAATCGCTACGGTGAGGTCACCGAATCGCGCGAGAACCCGAACGCGATTGCGAATGCCGTCGTCGCGCTGAACATGGCGCAACGCATGGGCGCAGACCCCCTGATGGTGATGCAGAACCTGTACATCGTCGAGGGACGGCCGTCCTGGTCGTCGCAGTGGATCATCGCGGCCGTGAACGGTTGCGGACGCTTCTCCCCGCTGCGTTTCGACATCCGCAAGCTCGGACGCAAGACGGTGCCATACGTGACGTTCGAATGGAGCGGCCCGAGCGGCAACCGCTCGCGCACCGAGAAGCGCCAAGACGTGGAGATCGAGGATATCGAGTGCATCGCCTGGGCGCTCGAGCGCGGAACCGACACGCGCCTCGAATCGCCGCCGGTGTCGATCGAGCTCGCTGTGAAGGAAGGCTGGTACACGAAGAACGGCAGCAAGTGGCAGACGATGCCCGAAGTAATGCTTCGGTACCGCAGCGCGTCGTTCTTCGGGAAGCTGTACGCGCCCGAGCTACTGATGGGCCTGACGAGCGTCGAGGAAGTGGCGGACATCGTCGACGTACACGAAGACGGCAGTTACTCGGTCAACCGCTCGACGCTCGACGAGCTGCGAGCCGGCCGCGCGCAGCCGGCCGAGGAAGTCTCGCGCGCCACGCCGGCGCAAACCGGTCCCGCCACCGAATCGCGCGAAAACGCCGCGCCGCCGTCGGACGCGCCCGCGGATCCCGTCGACGACCAGGGTGAACCGAGCGATGACGATGACGGCGCCCAAGGCGGCTTCGACTTCGATGTCGCCGGACTCGTGCGCGGTATCCGCGAAGACATCGAGTCCGCCAAGACGCCCGAGGACCTCGACCTCGCGCGCAGCGCGATCGCCGGTGTGCCGGACGAAACCGCCAAGGCCGAACTGAACGCCCTCGCCTCGGCGCGCATGCGCGCTATCACCGCCGCAGCTGAGCAGGCGGCCGCCGGCAAGGCAACCGCCCAGACGACTGCGCCGGCCGGCCGCCGGCCGCGCGGCCCGATCAACGCCGACTAACCCGCCACTACCGCCGCCAAGGATTTCGACATGACCGACAAAAACGTACTCCAGATGACCGCCGAATCGATCGGCAAAGACCTGCTCTCCGCGCTTGTCACCGAGATCAAGCTCCTGCCGGACCTGTGGGTCAAGCTGTCCGAGAAAAAGCAGAACGACGTCATCGATCGGCTGAAGGCGCGCGTCGAGCACAACGTGAAGATGGCGACGCATCTGATCGCGAGCGATGGCCGCATCGTCGTCCAGGGCGACCTCGACCAGATCACGATCAAGGACGGCGTCAAGGCGGTCGTGAAATTCGGCGGTTCGCAACCGAACCTGCACGAGCTGTACGAGGCGAGCGGAAAAGCCGTCCTGGTCGTCGTCGCAAACCCCGACGAGCACACCGGCGGCATGGACGAGATCCGCGGCGAATCGGATCAGCGCGGTTTGGACCTCGGCCGCGAGTACACCGATCAGGACGGCGACGGCATGGACGGACAGCGCCCGAACGGCGACGACGTCGTCGACGCCGAATTCCGCGAAGTGCCGAAGCTCGGCGACGGCCCGACGCAAGCGCAGCTCGACGAGCAGCATCAGGCCGGCCGGCAAGCGGCCGCCGACGGCAAACCGGAAAGCGAGTGCCCGGTGATGGCCGGCGAGCTGTGCATCGCATGGGTGAAGGGCTGGAAGGAGTGGCACGAGGAACAAGCCGCCTCCGGCAACGAGGATCCGCTGTACGCCCAAGTCGAAGCGTTCGTGATCGAGCAGCAGAAAGTGACGATTTCGAGCGTACAGCGCCAGTTCAAGATCGGCTACAACCGCGCCGCGCGGCTGGTCGAGTTGCTCGAAGCGAAGGGCATCGTCAGTGCGATGGATTCGGACGGCGGCCGCACGGTGCTGCGGCCGCGCCGACCGCAGGGAGAGGAATCGTGAAAATCACCGACATCTACGTGGCGAACGTTCTCGGGATCCGCACCGCGGACGTCCGGCTCGCGAAACCCGTCGCCCTCTTCACTGGCCCGAACGGTGCCGGCAAAAGCAGCTTGCAGGAAGCCGTACGCATGGCGCTCACCGGTGACACCGTGCGCGTCGCGCTGAAGAAGGAGTACGGCTCGCTCGTTACCGAGGGGGCCGACGGCGGCCAGATCGTGGTCGCATGCGGCGAGCAGGCGAACAGCGTCATGCTGCCGTCCGGCAAGCTCAAGCGCGAACTCGCCGAGGATCCGCGCCTGCCGCTGGTCCTCGACGCGCAGCGGTTCGCGCACCTCGGCGCGGCCGAGCGCCGGGCGTTCCTGTACGACCTGATGGGCGTGAAGATCGGCGTCGACGAAATGCGGGCCCGGCTGCTCGATAAGCTTGGGTTCCGCGCCGATGCGGTGCCGGCGCCGGCCGCCGCGCGGCTCGCGGCCATCACGCCGATGTTGCGTGCCGGCTTCGAAGCTGCGCAGAAGGAAGCCGCCGATCGCGCGCGCGGCGCGAAGCAGTCGTGGCGCACCGCGACCGGCGAGACGTACGGCAGCCAAAAGGCCGCCACCTGGCGCCCGGCGGCGGTCGAGTTCGACGAGGCAGCATTGCGGAAGCTCACGGGCGACCGCGCGGCGCTCGACGACCGGATCGGCGAACTGCAGCAGCAGATCGGCGCAGCCGACGCGGCCGACACCGCGGCCCGTGCGCGCGCGTCGAAAATCGCGGACCTGCGCACGCGCGCCGCCGGCTACGCGAAGGCGGTCGAGCTCGCGCAGCTCGCCGACGAGCAGGTCGCTGAATTCCTGCCCAAGGTCGAAGCGCTTCGTGTGCTCGCCGGCGCGGCGCCGGCCGGAACAGAATGTTCGTGCCCGGAATGCGGCGCGCTCCTGCGCTACCTCAACGGCGTGCTGTCGGCGGCGGCCGCATCCGGCGCGCGCGACGCTGACGCGGCCGCAAAGCTGCCCGAGTACGAGCAGGGCTTGAAGACGCTGCAAAACGCGGCCGCCAACCGCAAACGCGACGTCGAAGCGGCGGACGCGGCCGCGACGCAGCTGCGCGCACTCGAAGACGATGCGGAGGAAAGCGGCGCGGCCGCCGCACGCGAGAGCGGCGACGCCGCTCGCTCGGAACTGGCCGACCTCCACCGCCGCCGAAAGCAGCTCGACACCGACATCGCGACGCTTCGCGAAATCGAGCGGCGCGCCGCCGGCGCTGCCGATCTGGCGAAGCAGGCCGCCGCGCTGCACGAAGACGTCGTCGCGTACGAGGCGATCGCCGACGCGCTCGCGCCGAATGGCATCCCGGCCGACCTGCTCAGCGAAGCGCTGACGCCGATGAACGAGCGCCTCGTCGCGCTCGCCGAGATGTCCGAATGGGCCGACGTGACGATCACGCCTGAGATGGAGATCTTCGCCGACGGGCGCGCCTACGCTCTGCTGTCCGAATCGGAGCGCTGGCGAGTCGACGCGCACATCGCCGCGGCGATCGGCCACTTCTCGGGCCTCAAGCTGCTCGTGCTCGATCGCGCCGACGTCCTGGTCGGCCCGGAGCGCGATCGGCTGCTCTACTGGCTCGACGACCTCGCATACACCAATCAGATCGACACGGCGCTCGTGTTCATGAGCCTGAAAACGCCACCCGGCGGCCTGCCCGAGGCCATCGAAGCATTCTGGGTCGAGGGCGGTCAGGTCGCGCCGGCCGCGCAGCGTGCAATCCGGGAGGCAGCGTGAGAGAGGACATCGAGAAGTATCTCGCCGCGACATCGGAAGCCACGGCGAAGGCCGTGGCGACGGGAACCGGGCTCCCGCATCTCGACGTGACGAAGGAGTTGAACCGGATGCTCGGCGAGGCGATCGTCGAACGCGAGAAGCGGGCCGGCGGCGGCAACGAGTACGTGTACTGGCTCGCGCGCGCAGTGCAGCAGGCCACGCCGGCCGGCGACGCGCCGCCGGCCAACGCAGCGCCGGCGCTGGTATCGGTCGGCCTTGTCGAGGAGTCACTGGACCCGAACGCCCGCGTCATCGACGTCGCGCGGATCATCGCGGACCTGCGCGCCGACGTCGAGCGCCTCACCGCCGAGCGCGACGCTGCGCAGCAACGAGCCGACACGTGGCGCGCGAATACCGCGGCACTCGAAGCGCGCATCGACGAGCTGACGCTCGGGCCGGTCGGCGCGAGCGCACCGTTGTTCGTGACGGTCGGCAGGTATTGCAAGCCGAAGCGCCACACGTCGCTCGAGAAAGCACAGCGCCGCGGCAGCGCACTCGTGTGCAGCGAGAAGGAATCCGAGGTGCTCGTACTCGAGCCAGTCGGCCGGATCGTGCGCGGCACGCAGTGGATGCCCCGATAGCAGCACCGCCGCGCGCCTTCCGTGCCCCGGATTGCGCGGCGCATTCGGGCGGCTCGCACAGCGCCCATTTTTTCGATCTGGTCATGAAAAAGACGAAAACACCGTGGAATCCATCACGGCGCGCGACCGCCCGGGTCAAAAACCCTCTGCCGGCTCCGACGAAATGCCCATACGACGGCGGCCCTGTCGAGATCGTGAACAACTCAGCGATCTACGGACGCGAGTATGGCGAGTGGCCGTGGGCGTTCCTGTGTCGTTCCTGCCGGGCGTATGTCGGCCTGCACCCCTTCACCAAGATTCCTCTCGGCACGCTGGCCGACGAGCCGACTCGTGACGCACGGAAGCGCGCGAAAGCCGCCTTCAACCCGATCTGGCAGTCCGGCGGCATGACGCGCACCGACGCATATATCTGGCTGGCTCGGCAGCTCGGCATCGCGAACCACGAGGAATGTCACATCGGCTGGTTCGACGTCGCGACATGCGAGCGCGTCGTGGCCGTCATTGAACAGGAGTATCCCCGATGACCGATACGCAAGACCCGCTCTGGTGTGCGCTCGCGCGCCTCGAACACGCCGAGCTGAGCGACGACGAACGCAACCTGCTGCGGCCGGCGTTCGCCGCTATGCACGGCAGCCACGCAATTCGCATCCCCGAGGACATCATGAAGTTGATTCGACACCTCGACGCGACGCTGCCGAAAGCGCTGGAGACCCGCCATGTTGCTTGACAAGATCGGCGGCGCCGACGCCGCGTTTCGCGGTCAGATCGAAAACCTGTACTGGGGCGGCAAGGTCGGCTGCCAGCCGCATCCCGTGCGCCACTACGGTTGCGACGTTCTGCCGAATGGTTGGACCGAGATCTCGTGGGATGAATTCGCAAAGTCATCGTTCTTTCGCTACTCGCCGATCGCGACTGGGTGGTCGCGCACCGTCCTCGGCGACGCGCGAATGTTCTTCATGCACGACCAGATCAGCTACGCGCTGATCGGCGATTACTGGGGCGGCACCGTGAGAGTTTTCCGGTTCGGGTGCAAGCATGTGATGGACCGGAAGAACGTCGGAAACTGCATGAATCAGTACACCTGTACGAAGTGCGGGTTCAGCGAAACCATCGACTCATCCGACTGACCATCCCCGTCTCAACGACAGAGTAACCCGGCGCGGCTTACCTCGGACTGCGCGGCCTTGAAGGGGCGCCGAACTTCGGCGCCCTTCTTTTTTCCGATTCTCCCTGTGGCACCTATGGACAATCAGCGCGTATACAACAGCTTCGGTTTCTGCTGCGGCCTCGGCGGCGGCGCCAAGGGCTTCACCAAAGCCACCTCCCGGGTCGGCAACATGACCGCGACTTGGCGCTGCATCGGCGGCATCGACAACGATCCGGCGGCCGCGCGCGACTTCGAGATGCTGGTCGGCACGCCGTGCACGGTCATGGACCTTTTCACGCGCGAGCAGTACACCTCGTTCCACGGCGCCGAGCCGCCGCCAAGCTGGCGCGAGGCCACACCCGAAGACGTGCGCCGCGCCGCCGGCTACCAGCATCCGCACTGCGTGTTCATCTCGTCGCCGTGCAAGGGTGCGTCGGGCCTGCTATCGGAGACGCTCAGCCGCACGCCGAAGTACCAGGCACTCAACGAACTGACGCTGCGCTGCGTGTGGCTGATGTGCGAGGCATGGAAGGACGATCCGGTCGAGCTGATCGTCTTCGAGAACGTCCCGCGCCTCGCGACGCGCGGCCGCCACCTGCTCGACCAGATCGGCCAGATCCTGCGGCACTACGGCTACGCCGTGAACGAAACGACGCACGACTGCGGCGTGATCGCCGGCCTCGCGCAGAGCCGCAAGCGCTTCCTGCTCGTCGCGCGGCACATGGAAAAGGTGCCGGCGTGCCTGTACGAGCCGCCGGCCAAGCGCCTGCAGGGCGTTGGCACACTGCTCGGCCGCATGCCGCTGCCGGGCGACGTCGAGGCCGCCGGCCCGATGCACCGCGTGCCGTCGCTGCAGTGGAAAACGTGGGTGCGCCTCGCGTTCGTCGAGGCAGGCAGCGACTGGCGCAGCCTGAACAAGCTCGCGGTCGAGAACGGCCACCTGCGCGACTACCTGATCGTGCCGGACATGCACAACGGTGTGCTCGGCGTGAACCGCTGGGAGGAGCCGTGCGGCGTCGTGGCCGGCGCGAGCCGCCCGGGCAATGGCACCTTTTCGGTTGCCGACCCGCGCGGGCCGGCTGACGCGGCGCAATACCAGCAGTACGGCGTACTCGACTGGAACGACCACGCCGGCACGATCACCGGCCAGAAGTCGCCCGGGCAAGGCACCTTCAGCGTCGCGGACCCGCGGACGGGCGTGAAGCACAACAACTGCTTCCGCATTGTGCCGTTCGACCAGCCGGCAGGTGTGGTCACGGGCGGCACCGGGCCGAGCGCCGGCGGCCAGGGTGTCGCCGACCCGCGGCCGCCGGCCGGCCCACTCTTCAGCAAGTACAAGGTGACCGAGTGGGCCCGCCACGCCGGCACGGTCATCGGCGGCGATGACCAGGGCGCGTACGCGGTCGCCGATCCGCGCCCGGGCATGCGCCGCGAGCGCGGCGACGCGTACCTGACCGGCGGCCATTACGGCGTAGTCGGTTGGCATCAGCACACCGGCGCGGTGTCGGCCGCCGCCGGCCACGACAACGGGCGTTGGTCCGTCGCAGATCCGCGCATGCCCGCTGCGAACGAGAAGACCGTCGCCGTAATCCGCGCGCTCGATGGCACCTGGCACCGGCCGTTCACCACGCTCGAGCTGGCCGTGCTGCAGTCGCTCGTCGATCCTGAACAGATCTGGATCGATGCGGAGGAGGCCGACTGGCGGCGAAAGCAAATCGCGGCGACCGGCAATGTGTTCGCGGGTGCGTTCGCGTTCAAGCTCGACGGTGAAAGCGACCAGGCATGGCGCGAGCGCATCGGCAACGCCGTGCCGCCGGACGCCGCGCAGGCGATCGCCGAAGCGATGGGCACCACGCTGCTGCTCGCTGAATCCGGCGAGACGTTCCAACTGTCGTCGACACCGGTCTGGGTGCGCCCGATCGCGATCGCACTCACCGTAGCGCCGCAGACCTTCTGATTCGGAGACGCCTGATGCCCTGCACACCGTTTCGCCTTCCCGGCGGCATGTCCGGAATCATCTGCACGCGAGGTCGCAAGCGCGAGCGCCGCTGCTCGGTCGACGGCTGCGACGCGCCGAGCGACTTCCTCTGCGATTTCCAGACGAAGCCGGGCAAGACATGCGATCGGCACCTGTGCGCGGTGCATGCACATCTGGTCCGCGCCGATACCCACTTCTGCCCTACGCACCTCGCGGAGTCGAGCGGCAAAAAACAGGGCGACCTCTTCGCATGACCATCGAGGCTCATACCATGACCACCAACACGTATGGCGGCTATACCGTCGCCCAGCTGCGCGAGTTCATCCGCCACCACTACGACGCCGAACACGGTGGCGACAACATCGATGAGCTCACGCGCGACAGTTCGGCAAGCGTCAGGATCGTGCGCGATCTGCTCGATGCGATCGAGCCTAAACGCGACGGCGACCTCCTCCGCCCCGTCACGCGCTGGGTGTACAACGCGGTCCGCGTAAATCTCGACCTGCTGCACGGTATCTGCAGCGAGTTCGGTTGCCCGCAGGGCGAAGACGTCGCGACGTGGCTGCGCGCGCGACTCGCCGGTGTGCCGGCGCCGTGCATGTGCAGTGGCGTAGGCCCGTGCGAGCAGCGCACGGACGGGTCCTGCCGGCGGGCCCGCGCCGACGTTCCCGCGCAGGCGGCGGCACCTGTGGCGCGCATCAGCGCCGTTGGCGGCATCAATGGCATCGCCTGGCACCATCGCGACATCGCCAGACTGGCGCCGGGAACGACGCTTTACGCTGGCCCGCAACCTCCCGTGCAGGCACCGTTTCAGCAGCGGGTGCAGCCGTGGATGCTGGCGTGCTTCGGCGCCGAGATCTCGGCGGACAAGATCGAGCGCAATCACCGGTTCTTCGAGGAGGCCGGCGAGCTCGTACAGGCGTGCGGCATGACGCACGAGGAAGCGCACGCACTGGTCGATTACACCTGGTCGCGGCCCGTCGGCGAGGCGACGCAGGAAGTCGGCGGCGTCATGGTCACCCTCGCCGCGCTGTGCGTGGCGAACGAACTCGACATGCACGCGGCCGGCGAGACTGAACTCGCCCGTGTCTGGACGATGGTCGAACAGATCCGCGCGAAGCAGGCGGCGAAGCCTAAGAACTCGCCGCTACCCGGCCCTTCGGAGCCGCGCGCACCGTATGCGTGGAGCGACACGGGCGCGCCTGAATCTGGAGACGAAAGATGATCCCCCACAACGGAAAAGGCCCCGCTCCCGAACAGGCAAGCGAGGCGGCGCAACAGCGGCCGGGAATGGACAGTACCCTTATGGAGGTTGTCCCGACCACCGAGTGCATTGTCGACGCGCCCGCCCGCGGCAGCAATGGGACGAGTTCGAAAGTGAGCCGCGCTAATGCGCTGACTGATGCCGAAATCTGGCGCATGTGGTGTTCGATCGACCATAACGTCAGCACGACGCGGCCGATTCTGTTCGCGCGCATGCTTCTCGCCGCATCCCCTGTCGAGCAGCCAACAACGCTGACTGCGCAGCAAGCATTGGCGGCGATCGAAACGTTCGAGATCGTCGGCGAGAGCAACGATTCGCGGGAGCCGAACGACGATGATCGCTTCCTCCTGCACGAGTTCATCGCGCATGCGTTCGGCAGCTTTCCGGTGACGCAGCCGTCGAAGGACGCTTCCCGAGCCTGGGAATACAGCTTCATACACAGCAGCGCGACCGATCGCGGCGACACTAAAATCGGCCCATGCTTGACCTATGACCGTTCGATTGCATTCGGTGTCGGATGTATCGAGCAGCGAAAAGTGTTCGTCTCGGCTACCGATGTCGAGCAGCACGAAGCAGCGCCGACCGACGACTACGAGACGCGCCGGCGCGTTGCGGAAGCGCTTGGCATTACGTGGCCCGGTACGCGCGACGGGAAGCGCGTCGGCTATGCGTGGAGCTATTTGCTTGGCTGCATCAAGGCTGCTGCGCAGCCCGAAACGCCAGCGGCAGACGAGCGGGCGGCGTTCGAGGCGTATGTCCCGAAGAACTGGCCCAACCGCTATCAAAGCGTGACGCATCTCTGGACTGGGGACTGCTACAGCGTCGAATGGGTGCAAGCAGCGTGGGAAGGGTGGCAGGGCCGCGCCTCGTCGCCCAATGCGGCGGGGGCGGAAGAGGCACCGCGCTATACCGAATGGCTGCATCTGCGCGCGCACGGCGCGTGGCCGAACGGAGTGCCGGAATGGGCGCGCGACCATTCCGGCCGCATGAACGACTTCACCGCTGCGAGCGCAGTCATCGAAGAACACGCAGCCCTCGCCCGCGCCCCTCGCATTGATGTGGCGGGAGCAGGGGACGCGTTCGATATTGCGCTCACTGCACTCCGTGAATACCAGCGGAACTGGGATACCGGCCTGCCTGCCGAGTATGCGCAAGGCGAGCGGATCGCGATGGAGTGCGCGTGCGAAGCCGTCCGTGAAGCGCTGGAGGAGGCACGAGAAGCTATCCCGAAGCCTCCCTCCGCAGATGCAGCGGCAGCGCCGGCAGACGCGCACGCGGTGGAAGGTGTCCGCGCATGGGAAACCAACGACGGCCGCGTGATCTCCGACAGGCACAAACAGCAGGCGCTTCGCGACGGCGGCGCATCGGCATCGTCCGTGCGTCCGTTCTCAATCGCCCTCGGCCGAATCAGGCCCGTGCAGGCGGTGGAAGCGGTGGCGTGGGTCCGGAAGCATCCGGATACGGGAAAGCTCTCGGGCGATTGGCTTTGGAACGATGTCATCGAGCAATGCCGCAAGGATTCCGGCGTATGGTTCCCGCTGGGATTTCTCACCGCCCCGCGCCCTCCCGCCCCGGCACCGCTTTTGACGCGCCAAGAGATTGCGGAGGCATGGAAACAAGGCGGCTCGGAAGCCGTAGAGATCGCGCTCCGTCGCGCCGCCGCGCGGCCGACCGATGACGAACTCTGGAATCAAACGCTGCGCGAGCGTGACGAGTACCACGAGGCAGCCGATAAGCTCGCCGCAGCCATTGCCAAGCATTTCGGCGTGGACATCGGCGAACACTCGCACGTGAACTGCCCGTGGAACGAAGCGCTGGAGGTGATCGAGAACGCCGTCTCGGCATCCGCTCTTGTCGGGCTGACCGAGGAACAGATCAAAACACTGACCGATAAGTGGGCCGCCCGGTGGGGAACAAGTTCGGCGTGGAATATCCGCCGCTGCATCGACAACGCTTTGCGCGAAGCTCGCGCCCTTCTCAAGGGTGACAAGCAATGAGCGCAATCATCAGCCCATGCTGCCGCTACCGCTATCGCCTGGAACGAGAGGTCGCGCCGGCTGGCATCGTCGTCGCGTTCTTCGGCGTGAACCCGTCGCGCGCAGACGCGAGCGTGCGCGATCAGACCGATCTGAAATGGACGGGCTTCGCGCACCGCTGGGGTGCGCGCAGGTACATCGCGGGCAACCCGTTCGCCTGGCGCGCGCCGAACGTACACGACCTGATCTCCGTAGTCGATCCGGTCGGCCCCGAGAACGACATGCACCTCGAGCAGATCATCGCCGATGCCGATCTGCTCGTCCCGTGCTGGGGTGATCGCGGCAAGCTGCCGAAATGCCTACGGCCTCGCCTCGATGTCGTCGCGGATATGCTGCGCGCGTCCGAAAAGCCGGTGAAGGTATTCGGCCTGACTGCCAAGGGCGATCCGAAACACCCGTTGTTTCTCGGCTATGGAACGAAGCTAATCGATTGGAGCTACGCATGAATACGACGCTGACCGCCGCTCAAATTGCAGCGGCATGGCGAGAATCTGGAGCGGTATCGGCCACCCCTCCGGATTGGGCGCTCCGCTTCGCCCGCGCCATTGAGCGTGAAGCCATCGCGGCTCGTCCGGGCCAGCCGGAGACGCGAGACGCAATCGTGCGCTCGAAGCGAATCCTCGCCCTCGTCGACGAGTATCACGAGAAACCGTCGCGCGACACGCGGGCCGCACTTCGACACGCGCTGATGGACGAGTTTCAGCCTGTGCCGAGAGACGAGGTGACGGACGACGTCCAACAGGAGGCAATGCGCTGGCGCGCGCTGATGAAACACGGTGAGCCGGAGGTATTGGTGGAACGCACGCAGCGCCGCGTGATTCAACGTACGCAACCCGTCGTGTTCTCCAGCCCGAACCTCACAGGGCCGGATCGTTTCGACACACCGTCCGAGATGTGGGTCAAGCGATACGTGATGTTCGCATGGTGGGCGCGCGAGAACGAGCATCGCAAGTTCATCGAGGCCATCGACGCGATCACCGCGGGTGAAATCCAATGAAGCTGACCGACGTCGAAGTGTTCGAGATCCGCGCGTCCGGCCTTCCCGACCACCTACGCGAGACGCTGTATCCGGAACTGACGCCGCGCTGCTCGGCCTGCGACGGAACAGGGGATGTTCACGACGCGAGCGGCCAGTGGCGCGGCGTATGCACCGACTGCACCGTGCCGGGAGGCCCATCATGAGCAAGTACCAGAAGCTCGACGCGCTGATCCTCGCGTCGATCGACGAGTTGCCGAAGAAGTTCGCAGCGGTCAACACCGGCGCGGTGCGCGAGGAAAGCGAGCGACTCGCGCGCGAAGAATGTCGCCCGACCACCTTCGGCGAAGTCGTCGGCTGGCGCATCGTCGACAGGCGACTTCAGGCGGTGCGCAAGACCGGGAAGATCCGTTCGACGCCGAAAGGATGGGTGCGAGCATGAAAATCACCCGCGACATGCTGACCGAGATGGAGCCGATCGTTTCGCAGTGGATTCGCGAGCGCGGCACCTGCATGGACGGCGCAAGTTATGCGGCTGCGCTGGAACTGGCGGCATACGTTGCCTCCCGTCTCACCACGCCCGACAGAGAGGCGTGGATTAGCGTTGACGAGAAGCTACCGACGTGCAACCGGAAGGCCGGATCCCTGGGCGTTGAAGTGCTGATATACCCCGCGATGGAGACTGGTGAGCGCACTGCGTTCTTCGGTCGGCGGATCAGTCAGAAACCGACGTTCTATCGCTACGGCGCTGCGGTTCACGGCATCACACACTGGATGCCGCTACCCGATGAACCCACCCTGCGCAAGCGGTCCGCTCACGATGAGCGATGAATCTGCGCGTAGATCTCGCGCATGACTCGGTGGGTGCAGGGGCGCCCAGGCGCGACGTTCTCGATCGCAATGTTGATGTCGCGCGTCGAGAGGTTGGGATGGCGCAGTCGATCGTACAAAGCGTCAATGTGATCGACATGGAGGAATTTCCGGCTTTTTTTGTTGAACCAGATCCGCTCCTTACCGTCCTTCATCTCGTTGACACACAGGCATTTCGCCCGCGCGATTTCGAATACGAGGGTGCGAAATTCCGCCTTGGTCATATTGGACCTCCCGCTCATGCGTACCGGGTCAACCACTCTTCGGAAAACTGCTTCGCATAGGCAACCGCTTCGGCCTCTGTGTCGAATTCACCCAGTTTCCGAAACGCAGCCTCGCGGCTGAATCCCACCTTCGTCACTTCGACCTGCGCGGCGAACTTGCCGTCGTCGGTCGGGCGTGGCGTGCAGTTCATCTCGTACCCACGCATCAGGAAAACCGTCTTCATCTGGTGCTCGCAGGAAGAATCCGGAGGAATCGTAGCATGTCGACGTCGACACACAACCTGTGGACGACCGCCGAGGCGCGCCGGCTCGCCCGCCTCTATCCGTCGTCCATCCCGTCCAAGGCCCTGTACGCAGCGTTTCCGCGTCATTCGCGTAAGTCAGTCCAGACCTTTGCCACCAGGGTGCTCAAGATCAAGCGGGCGCCTGACTACCGATCGCGTGCGACGCCGGCGTGGGACAGGATGCGCGCCATTCTCGAACGGGAGCCGCTGTCGGTTCGCGAGCTGGTTAAGCGCTGCGGCGTGTCGCAGCAACGTGTCAGCGAGCTGCTGACGATTCACCGCACCGAAGTGCATATCGTCGACTGGATTCCTCCAGTCGGCCGCGCTCAGTGGCGTGCGGTTTGGGCTGTCGGCACTGGGTCCGATGTGCCGTGCCCGGCCGCTATCAAAACCGAAGCTGCTCGCGCGGCACGCAGCGCCATGAAGCGCAATCCGTTCCTCGCCGCGGCCGGTCTCGTGACGATCCCCGTCGGCGAGCGCGGCCGCGTCTTTCAGCAGCCCATGGACGTCAACGACGAGGACCTTGCGGCGTGAGCGAAAGCGAATTCGTTGCACGCGGAGGCAAGCTGCAAGTCGAGCAACATGTTACGGACGCTTATCGGTTAGACCGTCATGAGGACTGGTGACAGCGAGCGATGATTTCTGGCATTCGTCGACGGCCAGCTGTAGCTGGCTCTTCGCCTCGGTGATTGCCAAAACGGCCCACCCGAACGTTTCCTTCCGACGTTCGGACTTGAATCTATCCATCGACTCCGTCAGTGATTCAAGTATTTCGGCAGCGGCATGCAGATTATCTCTGCATCCAGCGAATCGCAACGCGCACCGGTTCGGTAATGGGATCAGCTTTGCCTGTTCGTCATCCGTGCACACAGAAATAGACCGGATTTCCCTAGCGAAAGCCGCTAGGTTTTCGGGAGACGAGTCGAATTTGTGCGCGGCATCGATCATTTCAGCAATGCCTCGGACTCGCGCAAGCGAGCCGGCTGTTCTAAGCCTCATCGATGCCGCAGTCAGCACCGCCAGGTCATACGCCTCCTTGTGTCGTCGCCGATCTTCCCGTGTTGCGATCCACACCGTCGCGCCGATCGCGGCTACGGTTCCGACGGTCTGCGCCCAACTTGCCCAATCGCTGCGACCGAATTCGGACCAGGGGACGTATTCGTAGCCGAGCGCACCTAGAAGCATCGCACCGACCATGGCCGCATACCTGTTAATGGTCTTCTCCATCTCTACCCCGTATTTTTTGAGGCATCGTAGCATGAGCGAGAACACAAAAATCGAGTGGTGCGACCACGTCGATCCGTTCGCTACCGGGCGACGACTCGGTGCCTATAAGAGCGCCGCGAAGAAAGTAGGTTGCTCAGTGCAAGAGTGGATTGATCGCCGTTTGGCAGGCTTGCGGCATTGTTTTACCTGTCGGACGTGGAAAGCTCGAACGCAATTCACAGTCGATCGCCAGAGACCCGGTGGCTTAGCCGCCAGGTGTCGCGAATGCATGTCCGACGCGAGCAGCGCATCGCGTTACGGCATAAGTGTCGAAGAACTTCGCGCATTTCGCGTTGCTAACGACCACCGCTGCCAAATTTGTGGCGCCACTGACATTCTGTACATCGACCACTGCCACAAAACCGGTAAGTTGCGTGGGCTTCTTTGCCCGAACTGCAATTCGGGTATCGGCCATTTTCGCGAGAATCCGGAGCTTTTCATTGTTGCAATTCACTATCTCAACATGCACCGCGCAAGCAAGCGCACCGCCAGCCGGTTGATCGACGGCCGCACTCACGACGAATTCCCTTCCGTCACGAACGGAATCTAATTCGAATCCAGAAGGCGCTGTCGCGCTTGCTTGAGTTTCAGAATATCGCCTTTGAACGCCCCAGCTACGACCTCCTTCACTACGTCGGCCGGCCCGTCAGGCAAGCCGCCGTCGCGCTTCGCGAGCACGTCGCGCACCGTGTCTACAGCCCTCGACATATGGACCATAGCTTCCGCAGAGTCCATATCGGCAATTGAGAAAGAAGTCATCTGCTCGAAGGCGTATTCAACACGGCGCGTGTTCAAAGAAATGTAGTAGTTAAAGGCCCGTTCGTAGTCGTCAGGAATCTCGCCCAATGCAGTCAGCGCTTCAATCGCCAGATCTATCGTTGCTGCTGCATATCTCCTCTTTTGCTGGCGCTGAAAACGCGCCTGGTAATGAATGAGGCCGAGGCCCGCAAGAATCGCGCCGATCGTACCGACAGCCTGGGCCCAACCAGCTGCCGAAGCGCTATCCGTCGGTGGAAATCGAATAAACCAACCGACGATCGCACCGCACGCTAGACCTACGAAAAACAGCAATGTGCCCCGAAGGAATGCCATGCGAGAACTCCCTATTCTATTCTCCGGCCCGATGGTACGGGCCCTCCTCGAAGGCCGCAAGACGCAGACGCGCCGAGTCGTGAAGGTGCGTAACGAGTTGCCGCCCGCTTGGGCAACGTATGCCTCGGAAGGTCATTCGTTGATGCAGGACGGCAAGGCACGCCCAGTCGGATCGTTTTTCTGGTCCGAAGAGCAGCAGCCGGAGCAACCCCTACAGACGCTGCGGCGCTGGCCGGTATTGCCGGCGAAGCACCCGATGGCTGGTGACTGGTACTGGACGCCTAGCCCATACGGAAAGATCGGCGACCGACTGTGGGTGCGCGAAACATGCCGCGCGGATGAACTCGATAGCGGGCTTGACGGCGTGCGCTATCAAGCCGATGACGCGTTCCGCGCGATCGAGGATTCGCTCCTTGCTGCAGAGCGGTGGCTCGACCTAAACGCCTACCGCGGCCGGGAAGGCGCGACGGTGCCGGCCATCCACATGCCGCGCTGGGCCTCGCGCATCACGCTCGAGATCACCGGTGTGCGCGCCGAGCGCCTGCAATCAATCAGCGAGTCGGACGCCCGCGCCGAAGGCGTGACGATCGCCGACCACCACATGCGCGGGTACTGCGCTGGCGCCTATCGGCCGCCGAGCATTCGCGCGTTTCATGACCTGTGGGACAGCCTGAACGCCGCGCGTGGGCATGGCTGGGACATGAACCCGTGGGTCTGGGTCGTGGAATTTCGAAGGATCGAACGATGAGCATCTACCTCACCACGCCGGAGCTGGCCGAGCTGGTTGGCTGCAAGCCGCGTAGCCACGCCTGCATGAAGCGCTGGCTCGAGCGTAATCACTGGCCGTTCGCGGTCAACATCGCTGGCGTGCCACTCGTCGCGCGCGAGTATTACGACGCCCGCATGAATGGCACCGCGCCGCCCTCACCCGCGCGCCGGCACCGCACCGCTGCGTCGGAAGAACCGAACTTCGCTGCACTCTAATCATGATCGGACGACGGAAACGGCCGGACGGGTTGCCCTTCCGGCTCTACGCCCACTACGGGAAACACAAGGTCAGCTTCGGCTACAAGCTGCCGAACGGCCGCTGGGCGTTTCGCCTGTCGGCGCCGGCGCACAACAAGGAAGCGCTCGCCGAGATCCGCAAGCAGGCGATCGAGCGTGCGGAAGCGCTCAATGGGAATGCGATCGAACCTGGCACGGTCGAGGCGCTCGTCGCGCGATACTTCGAATGGCAGGACGGATTGCCGCACACCGACGAGCGCCGGAAGGCACAGTCCACCCTGGACGAGAACCGCGTCGAGTCGAAGCGCCTGATCAAGGTCTTCGGGAAGATGGCGCCGGCCGCGATCAAGCCGAAGCACGTGTACGGCTACCTCGACAAACGCGCGCAGCTCGGCGCGCCGGCGAAGGCGAACAAAGAAATCGCCCTCCTGTCCGCGATCCTCGAATACGGCCGGCGCCGCGGCGAGCTCGAAACGAACCCGTGCCGCGGCATCGAGTACAACCCGACGCGGCCGCGCCAGCGGTACGTCCGGCAGGACGAGATCGATCTCGCCGTAGAAGTCGCGCGGTCGCGCCGGAGCGTCGGCGACCAGCACCCGAGTTCGGCGTACCTGATCCTCGCGCTATGCGTGAAGGCTGCCTACCTGACCGTCAGCCGGCCGACCGAGATGCGCGAGCTGCACCGCCAGAGTATCCGGGCCGAAGGCGTTGAGGTGCCGATCGGAAAGCGCAAGGCAGGCGAGCAGCAACGCGCGAAACTCGTCCTGTGGTCGCCCGAGCTCAGGGCAGTGATCGACGAGGCGCTCGCGCTACAGCGCACGTCGAGCGTGCACGTGTTCGGTAACACTGCAGGCCAGGTGTACACGCGCAGCGGGTGGAACACGAACTGGTCGCGGTTGATGGGCTACTGCGAAAAGGAAGCGCAGGTGCGTGGCGTGCCGTTCGAGCGGTTCGCGTTGCGTGACATGCGGCCGGCCGCGGTCACTGATCGGCAGGAAGAAGGCGACGATCGGATCATCGATGCGACCGGTCACGCGGATGAGCGTATGGTGCGGAAGACGTACGATCGACGCCGGCAGAGGAAGGTTCGAGCAACGCGATAACGCGTTGCGTCCGGAAGCTTCGTTAGCTAGCAGCGTTCACTATCTTGATGACGAGAGCTGCAACGTCGCCGCCATTCTCCTTGATCCACTGCCAGAGACGGCTGCGCCGGACAGCATCATTCTTTTCCTCGTCGCTTCCGTCCTTCACCTGCGTTACTTCCGCGATTGCGTCTTCAATAGCGTCGGCCGGCACCCCGGCTGGGAGCATCGCCCTCAGTTGGACCATTGCAGCAGACCGCTCTTCGATCCCGTAGACGTCACCGCTGATGGTAGCGTCATCTCTCTGTTCGATCACGGCGTTCGAGTTCTCTGCGACCGAAACCCCGGCTATCTTGCCATGAATCTTGCTGTTTCCAGATTGGATGATTTTCATACTGTTAAGCCGATGTTCGTTCGATGCATTTGCATTTGGAACGTCATGTTGCAGGATTCCGTATGGACTCCCCTGGCATGTCGTGTTACGCAATTCAAGCTCGTAACCATCCGAAACTGCAATATCTGCCACGCCGTTATTTTCGAATACGCAATCAGTCAAAATGACGCGAGACATCTCGCCAGCGTTCGCCCCCTCCTTGCCGACAGTACCGGGTTGCGCGTGCCCGGACGCACGCCAATTGCCTCCAGCAGCGTCGTTCGCAAGTTCCGCGGCACGCTGACACGCGCGCCGCATTCTACCAATCTCAGCATTTCGGTCAGCCATACCACCCCGAATGAAGGACGCAAAAAGGCCCGCTCAATGGCGGGCCTTGCTCGAACTATCTTCCAAATCTTGGAATCTCATCTTCCAAAACTTGTAACACATCAGCTTGATTCTGCTGCAAGTGCTTGAATTTGTTGGGGTGGCTGATGGGACTCGAACCCACGACGACAGGAATCACAATCCTGGACTCTACCAACTGAGCTACAGCCACCACTGATACTGCTTGCTTCGTTTCGCTGTTTTGTTTCAGCAGCGAAGAACAAGATTATACGAAGTCTTTTGAATCTTGCAAAGCATTTTTTTCAAAAATTTCTTCGGCCGCGTTCAGATGCGCACGCGCCTCGTCGAACACCGCCAGATCGCCGCGTGCGAGCTTCTTGTTGTCCGACAGCACGCGACGCCAGCCGCGCGCGCCCGGCATGCCGCGATACAGCCCGAGCGCGTGCCGCACGATCGCGCCGAGGTAGGTGCCGCGCTTCAGCTCGGCCGCGCAATACGCGATCAATTGCGCCTCGGCCTCTTCGCGCGTCGGCACCGCCGAGGTCGCTCCGTAGAAGCGCGCATCGACCTCCGCCAGCACGTACGGGTTGTGATAGGCCTCGCGGCCGAGCATCACACCATCGACGTGCTCGAGATGCCGCGCAACCTCATCGAGCGTCGTGATGCCGCCGTTGATCACGATCTCCAGCGACGGAAAATCGCGCTTCAACCGATACGCATAGTCGTACTTGAGCGGCGGGATCTCGCGATTCTCCTTCGGCGACAGCCCTTTCAGGATCGCGTTGCGCGCATGCACGACGAACGTTTCGCACCCGGCCTCGGCCACCGTGCCGACGAAGTCGCGCACGAACGCGTAGTCCTCGACCGCGTCGACGCCGATCCGGTGCTTGACCGTCACCGGCACCGACACTGCATCGCGCATCGCCTTCACGCAGTCGGCGACGAGCGGCGGCTCGTTCATCAGGCACGCACCGAACGCACCGCGCTGCACGCGCTCGGACGGGCACCCGCAGTTCAGGTTGATCTCGTCGTAGCCCCACTGCTCGCCGAGCTTCGCCGCGCGCGCGAGATCGTCCCGCTCGCTGCCACCCAATTGCAGCGCGACCGGCGATTCGCTCGGCGTGAACGCAAGATGCCGCTGAGCGTCGCCGAACAGCAGCGCGCCCGTCGTGATCATCTCCGTATACAGCCACGTATTGCGCGTCAGCGTGCGGTGGAACGACCTGCAATGGCGGTCGGTCCAGTCGAGCAT